CCTGGAGCTCATCATGGCCAAGAACTGGATCGCCAGCGCCATCAAGAAGCCGGGCGCCCTTCACGCCGACCTGGGCGTGCCGCAAGGCAAGAAGATTCCCGCCAGCAAGCTGAAGGCCGCGGCGAAGAAGAGCGGCAAGGTTGGCCAGCGCGCCCGCCTGGCCGAGACCCTCAAGGGCATGCGCAAGTAGCCCACCACCTGAAGGAGTGCACCATGGCCAAGAAGCCGATGAAGGGCTCCAAGTCCATCGACCGCGCCGAGAAGGCGATCGAGAAAACCGAGAACAAGCTGGCCAAGAAGCTGCCCGCGCCGGCGCGCAAGCAGTTCGCGAAGGTGCAGGCCAAGGAAAAGAAGCTCGAGGGGCGCGAGTAGCGCTACTTCTTCGCCATGTCGGCGATCGTGCCGTCCTTGGTCTGCGAGCTGCGGCTGCTGCCGAACTCGAACTGGTGCGCGTCCCGCAGGCACGTACCGAAGATGCCAGCGATGGTCGACAGAATCCCCACCACCTCACCGGGCAGCTGCGTGCGGTAAATCGCGAGAACCACCAAGCAGGCCACAAGACCTGCGGCGTCCAACGCCACCATGATGTCGGCGCGCGTGTTGCGGTAGCCGGCCTTGTGCAGCTCGATGTCGCGCTCGCGCGCGTTCTGGCGGTCGGCCAGGAACGCCTTGTCCAGTTCGGTCTCGCTGGCCAGGACACTCTGGCGAAACTGCAACGCGAGGTTCGGATCCGCCTGGATCGCCTTCAGCGCCGCGTCGCCGGACGTGGTGCCGGTGACGGCCTGCGCGATCTCGACGACCTTGCCCGCGGCCGCCTCGGCCTTGTCGCTGCCGGTGATCCACTTGATCAGGGTGGGCGCGAATTGCGCCAGGCCCATCGCGATGGTGATCGGGTCCATGCTCACGCTCCTTTGACGACTGCCAGCGCCTGCGCGTACAGCGCCGGCCAGGTCTCTGGGTGGGGCTTACCAGGCCGCCAGGTGTTCAGGTAGTAGGCCCAGCCGCCGTCGGCATCGCCCACAGCCGGCAGCGGCTTCGGGTTCGTGAACAGCATCAGCCGCGCCACGCCGGCCGCCAGCACGTCGTCCTGCTCCAGCGCCGCCCAGATCGCATGTGGGTCGAAAGGTACATCGCGCTCGTGGCAGAGCTGGCGCAGCAAGTCCGCCGACGCGCTGTGCAGGTACACGCCCCACACTCCACCGCGCGAGGCGCGCGTGCCCTCCTCGAACTGCCAGAAGCCGCGGGCCGGGCCGTTGCCCATCTGCCGGCGATACTCGAACCGGCTCTCCTGCAGCCCGATCGTGAGCATCAGGACGCGGGCTTCGCGACTGTCGAACTTGCGCGGCAGGACCTGCAGCGCCGGGTCGATGGCGGAACGAACGACGTCGGTGAGTAGCATGTCAACCTCCCCTGACTGCGCGCCAAGTCGCGTAGGCTGCGCCCACGGCCGTGGCGATGACGGTGAACCACTTCGCGAACCGCTCGAGCGTGACGAGCGTGTCCATCAGCTTGGTCTGCTCGGCCTGCTGCGCTTCGATCTTGTCGATCTTCGACTTGAGTGCCTGGAACTGCTCGGCGGTCGGCAGGCCCTCCACTTTCTCGACGATCTTGTCCACGGCTTCGCGCATGTAGTCGACGTGGACCTTGAGTGCCACGAGCTCGGTTTCACTGCTCATGATTGTCTCCATCTGTTGCAGCCTGTGAACTGTCATACCTTCCAGGTCCGAGCCGCAACGTGAGCAGCGCGACGATGAGCAGTCCGTATGTGCTCACGTTCACGCCGAGTTGCGCCGTACATCGCTCGTCGCCGATGGCCACCATCGGGCGCACCAGGTAGAGCACCTCGCAGATGAACACCACCAGCTCCTCGCCGATCCACCACAGGGCCACCAGCACGGCGGCCTGCGCCACGCGGCGCGGCATGTCGAACTGGCCGACGCACACGACGGTGAGCACCAGCACCAGCGCGCTCGTTGTCACTGCGCCGGCCATCGTCCAGATGCTGGTCTGCCATGCTGCGGCAAAGAGCGGCCACGCGTAGTGCTTGAGCAGGCCGAGCGCCAGCAGGAAGCCGGCGAGCCGTTTCACTTCGGCTTGCCCGGATCCGTCGGCGCGCCTTGCGTGGTCACGCCGCCCTTGCCGAGGATGGCGGCCAAGAGGTTCTTGAAGTAGGTCTTGATTGCGTTCATGATGGTTGCCCGTTGTACGACTTGATGACGCGCGCCTGCACGGCCTTGATGCGAGCCTGGATCGGCTCGGCGTCCTGACCTGCAGCACCGGCGGCGCGCAGCTCTTTGAACAACCCCCGCAGCTCACGCTCTGCAGCCTCGAACTCCGGTAGCGCACGCGCCACCTTGGGGTCGATCTTGTCCGGCGTGCCTGCCTTCTGGTAGTCACGCGCGTACTCGAATTGTGGCGCAAGTTCCTTGTAGCGCCGGCTGGTGTAACTCTTCGGTTCCTCGAATACGAAACGGTTGGCGATCGGCAGCTTGTTCACGTCGACCGGCTTGTCCTTGACGACACTGTCGGCGATGTTCTTCGACTGCATCGCGAGCTGACCCATGCCGCCGGTGAAGAAGCCGACGATGTGCTCGATGCCCTCCGGCGCGATGATCGGGCCGAGCACCTTCTGCGACGCGCCAGGCGTCACAGCGTCGCCACCGGTCGCCGCGTTGGCCAGCTGCGAGATCCCCTTGGCGATGTCCGAAGTACTGGCGCGGCTCTTCGCGTAGTACGGCGCCGGGCTGTGGTCGCCGACCTGCTCGGGCACGATCGGCTGACCGAAGTAGTTCTGCTTCGTCCACAGGTCGGCGAACGGCGACGCGAGCGTGGGCACCACCGCTTTGCCGACGGCCAGCGCGCTACTGTCAGCCTCCGGCATGCGCACCGGCAGCGTGGCGTCTAGGACAGCTCCAGCGATTCCGGCTGCTTCCCGTCCCACGTCCTTCTGGGAGGCAGCGCGCCACAGGCGGCGGCCGATCGCAAAGAGGACGGCGTACTCCGGAGGCAACGGAATCTTCGCGCCGCTCTTCGAGCCAGGAGCCAGTACCACCAGGTTCTTGTCGGCGACTGGGTCATTCTGCGAGTTGATGTTGGGCTCACCGGTTTCCTCGTTCGTCCCGCCGACCTGCTCGTTGTACGCCTGCGCGGCGGCGCCGAGCGCCACCATCGCGAGCATACCCCGACGCACCACCGGGCTCTTCGAGTACACCGCGGTGTTGCGCAGGCCCTGCAGCGCTGCGTTCGCGAACACCAGCACGCTGTTGAGCGTGCGGCCGTACTCGCCCGAGCGGTTGAAGTTGACCGTGATCTCCTTGGCGGCGCGTGCGGCGGCGCGCGGCGTCTCGCCGGCGGCGCGCATCTCCTTGTACAGCGCGAAGCGCGAGGCGTACTCCATCACCTCGTTGCCGCTGCTGATCAGGTGCGCGGCTGAGCCCAGCGCGTTCTTCAAGCGCCGGCCGTAGCCGCCCTTCTGGTCCTCGTAGCCCAGCTCGGCGCCTGCCTTCTCGAGCTTGCGCATCGTGTCGCTGAGCTGCTGGATGCCGTAGGCGCCGGTCTTGCCGCCGGTCTGCAGGAACTCCTCGTACAGCTTGGCGTCGGGCGTGTTCTTGCCGCGCTTGTACTGGGTGATGGCCTTCCACGCCGACGGGATGCCGGCGACGACCTTGGCCGCGCTGACCTTGTCGTGCGCGCCAGCGCGGATGCCGACGGTGATCGCGTCCTTCACGGCGTTGGGGACCGTGAACGCTGGGTTGAACTCGGTCAGCATGCGACCGACGGTGCCCGTGCCGCGGCCGATCGCAGCCAGCACCGGCCCGGGGTCGTTGGCCGTGGCCACCTTGCGCAGCTGGTCGCGCAGCAGCTCGTCGGGCACGAACACCCGTTGCTGCTTGCCGTCGACCACCAGGCTGAGCGTCAGGTCCTGCACCTTCTGCGCGTCGACGATGCCCTTGACCTTGCCGTCCGGGCCGATCTTGCGGCCCAGCACCTCGGCCGGCGGGTTCTTCTCGTCGTACGGCTGGATGAAGTCCTGCGCCTTGGGATCCTTGGCGTACTCCCAGATCGCGCGGTCGACGCGCGCCTTCTCGCCACGCATGATCGCGCGACTTGCGTCCATCACGCTGGCGGCAATCGGGCTGGACGCCTTCGTCGAGCGGCCGAGTGCGGTGGTGATGTCGTTGGCGCGCATCTCGTAGCCGCGCCCGACGCCCGTGAACTCGGCCTCCTCGTCAAGCGTCTTCAGCGGCACGTAGTTCTTGTACTGCGCGTTGAGCGTGTCGCGCACCTTCGGCTCGATCAGGCCGTCTTCGACCATCGCGTCCAGCTTGCGCTTGTTCAGGTCGTGCACGATCGCGGCGACCGCGTCCAGGTGCTTGCGCTGCTCGGGAGTGAACCCCTCGACGATAGCCCTGGCCTGGGCGTTCGTCAGACCTGAGCCGCCGTCCTGCATCTTCGGGTTGCGCGCGGCGATCACCTTGTTGCGCTCCGGCGCGTGCAGCGCCATCAGGTAATCGTCGGCGTCGCGCACGCTGACGCCCGCCTTCTTGGCGTCCTGCAGCGCCTTGCCCAGCGGCTTGATGACCTCGCGCTCGAGCGTGTCACCGCGGTGCTGCGCCCGGCCGCTGTACAGCACGTCGGCACCCACGATGTCGGCATCCTCGGACTTCGGTGCTTCGGTCTTCTGCAGCTTGGCCACCCGGTTGAACCGGTCGAACAGCTTGCGCACGGCGACCTCGGACTTCGTCTCGTCGTCCAGCTTGCGCTTGCCCTGCTCGACGCTGAACAGCTTCTCCTCGGCCGCGATCGTGGCCTTGGCCTCGGCAGTCTTGAGCGTGCCCGTCGACTGCTCGGTGCCGCGGTTCTTCTCGGCATTCAGCACGTGGTCCAGCGCCTTCAGCACCGGCGCGTCGGAGCGCAGGCCGACGACGCCCTTGATGTGCTCGACCATTTCCTTCAGCCAACGCACGGCGTCGGTGCGCCAGGCGTTGCGGCCGGCGTGCCGCTCGGTCAGCAGGCGCGCGGCGTTGACCGCCCAGAACTCGGACGGGTTCGTCAGGTGGTAGTGCTTCGCGACGTCCAGGGCGCCGCTCTTGAACGCGTCCTTCATCTCCTCGAACGCGGCGCGGCCGCCGGTGATCCCGTCCAGGATCGTCTTCAGCGCGGCACGTTCAGCCGGCTTGGCCTTCTTCATCTCGGCCTCGACGGCGCGGCGCCACTCGCGACGGATGCCGCGCTGCACCACCTCGGGCATCATGCGCTCGCTGTGGTGCAGGATCTCGTGCGCGGCCCGATCTGGGCTGCCCTTGCCCTGGAAGAGCTTCACCACCCGGTTCGCCGACTCGTAGACGCCGCGCGCGTTGTCGCCCTTCTCACCCTTGGGGGTTTCGATGCGCAGGCCGCGCGCCAGGTTCGGGTTCTTGTCGAGCGCCCACAAGGCCAGCGACGCCTCGTCCTTGCCGAGCGTGCCATCAGCGGCGCCCTTCTCCAGCGCCACACGTGCTTGCCGGCGACCGCGCTCCAGCACGGCTGGCTCGGCCGGCTCGCGCGCCTGCTGGGCGCGGGTCTGCTCGTGCATGAACGCCTCGTCCAGCTTCGGGAAGTCCAGGCTGGCCAGCGTCTCGCCGCGGCTCTTGTCCGCGTACAGCTCCTTGGCCTCGCCGGCCGGGATCTTCTCCGGCGCGGGCTCGACGCCCGAACCGGTGACCTCGCGCGCCTCGCCGGTCGGGATCTTGGCCGGCGTCTCGATCACGTCCGGTTCCGGCAGCACCTCGCGCACCTCACCGGCCGGGATCTTCTCACCGCGCGCCGCGGCCGCTGCCTCACCGGTGAGCTCGGCCACGTCGGGCTTGGCCACCGGCTCGCCGCGCGCGGCAGCTGCAGCCTCGCCCGTCAGCTCGGTCGCCTCGCCACGCGGCAGCTCACCGCGGGGCTGCGACTCGCCGGCCAGCGGCCGGCCGCTGTCCTCGAACAGCGGCTTGGCCTCGCCGGCAGGGATCACCTCGGGTGCCGCTTCGACACCGGATGGAAACTCGCGTGCCTCGCCCACCGGCAGCGGCTTCTCCGGTTGCTTGGCCTCGATCTCCGGCTGGCCTTCGCGCACTTCGCCCACCGGCAGCGGCTTCTTGGGCGTTTCATCCTTGACCTCCGGTTCGCCTTCCTTGACCTGACCCACCGGCAGCTTCTCGGCCGCCTCGAGCTTGTCGGCCTTCGCGCGCAGCGACTGCTGCAGCTCGGCGTCGGTGGTCTCGTTGGCGACGCGGCGCAGCTCCTGCGCATCGGACAGCGCTTGGTCGCGCTTGGCCTTCGCCTCGGCGCGCTTGGTCAGCTTCTTCGCCTCCTCGTCCAGCGCGGCCTTCGCCGCGTCGGAGGTGGCGCTTTCCTTCAGGCGCTCGATCTCGGCCAGGCGCTCGGCGTCCGGCAGCGTGCCGGACTTCTCCGTGGCCTCGCCGGCGGGGATCTTCTCCTCGGGCACCAGCCAGCCATCGCGCACGCGTTGGCTGCTTGCGTCCCACATCTCCTTGGTGATGGTCGAGCCGTTGGGTGCGCGGTACTCACCGTCGCCGACCTCGGTCATCTTGTCGGCCGGGAACGCCGACGCCTTCTCGGCCGCCTTCGCCTTGGCCTTCGACACGCTGGCGTGCACGCCTGGGATCGCGCCGAACGCCGCGCCCATGCCGGCGTCGGTCAAGATCGACCGCATGTCACCCGCGGGCTGCTCCATGTCCTTGTACTGGTCGCCCTCAGGGAGCGCCGCGTTCTCGGCGGCACGGCCCGCCACACCAGCGCCGGCCGCAACGGCGCCGCCGGTTGCAGCGCCGCCGAGCGCGGCTCCGACGCGGCTCTCGACTGCGCGGCCCACCGCGCCGCCGGCCTTCACCGGCAGCAGGTTCAGCGCGGCGTGCACGCCGCCCGAGACGCCGCCGGCCGTGGCCGCCTCGCCCAGGGTGCCGCCGCGCTCCACGACTTGCCCGGCACGCTCGATGCCGTGCTGCAACCCGAAGCCGCCTGCCATCTCGATCGGCGCCGACAGGATGCCACCGGCCAGCGCGCCGGCGCCGTTGAGTTCTTCATCCGGCCCGGTGCCATACGCCTGACCCATGCCCTCCTGTCGGGCCTTGTAGATGTCGAGCGTCTTCTCAACGTCGGCCTCGTCGCCGAACACGCGCGCGAGCCCGGCGGCGGCCATGTCGAACATGCCCACCGCCTTCTGCGCGGCTGAACCAGCCGTGCGCAGCGCCGAGTCGACGAACCCCACCTTCTTGGGCGCGAGCCACTCGTCCGGCACGTTCATGCCGTTGGCCTTCAGCTTGGTGGCGAGGTCGCGCCGAGAGATCCCGTCCGGGACATCCTCAACCACCGTACCGTCTGGGAGTTCGACGTTCATTTCAGCTCCGAGAACTTGACCACCTTCTTCGGCGTGGCACCTTCGGCTGCAGTGCCCAGCGCGGTGGCATCGGCGCGCTTGCCTTTCGCCGCGGCGTCACGCGCGGCCGTGGTGATCGCCGTGCGTGCCGCGCCGAGCTTCTCCTTCTGGGCCGCGGTCGGCGCGGTGCCGTCCGCGTTGCGGAAGTCCTTGGCGTTCGCGTCGTAGGTCAGCCCGAGCTTTTGCGCCACCGCATTCACTGCGGCGCGCTCGTCGTCCGCCACGTCGCGCGCGGTCGGCCCCTTGGCGGTCGGCGGCTTGATGCCGGCCAGGATCGCGCGGCGGTCTTCGCGGTACTGCTCGTCGGTGATGTCGCCCGCGTCGTGGTCCTCGTCGAGCGCGTCGAGCCTGGCTTGCAGCGCGCCGCGCGTACCGCTGGCTCCGGTGTTCGGGTTGAAGACACGCGGGGCGGCGCCCTTCTTCAATTCCTTCTCGGACACCACGTTACCCTGGTCGTCCACCTCGCGATCGAGCACCCGGTCGCCCAGGTCCACCTTCTCGCGCGTGGTCATTTTCTTCTTCGGGCGGCTGATCGCGGTGAGCTCGGCCAAGTACTTCTTGGTCTTCTCGCCGGCTTCCTTCTCGCCCTGCTCGACGCGCGCAGCGACGTCCGGGCGCTGCAGCGTCGCGGCCAGCGTGCCCAGGTTGCCCATCCAGTCCATGCCGTTCTTCACGTCGATCACGGCGACCTGGTCGTCATCGTCGCCCGAGCCGTCGCGCGTCATCGGCGCGTCGTAGTACTTCTCGCCGCCATCGGTCTTCACGTACACGCGCAGGCGCGGCATGAACTTGCCGGGCAGCGGGTTGTGATCCGCGTCGACGGCAGGGTCCAGGCCGATGATCTCCTTGCGGGTGATCGTTCCGCCGTGCGGGCTCGGCGAGCCGACACCACGGCGCAGCTGCGGCGCCATCAGCCCGTTCATGCCCTGCACCACCAGGCCCTGGTTGCCCGTCTTCAGGCCGGCCTGCACGTCGTCCGCGTACTTGGGCACGTTCTTCAGCTCGGTCAGCGGCATGCCGGTGGCGGCCACGAGGTTCGTGTACAGCTCAGCCGGCGGCGCGGCCAGCGGGTCGAGCTGCCCGGCCTGCGCGCGCGAGAAGAAGTCCAGCGACTGCTGCCGGATCTTCGCGAGCGTCTCCGCGTTTTTGCCGTACTCATTCGCCAGATCCATCGGGATCGGCTGGTTCGCGGTCTGCGCCGCGGTGCTGAGCCCGACGATCTCGTTCTGGCGGCCGCGCACCACCTTCTCCTGCCGGTCCAGCAGGTCCAGGTTCTCGCGCAGTCCTTGCCGTTGCTCCAGTCGCGCCTCGCGACCCTGTCGGATTTTCAGGTCTTCCGCGGCACGGGTGTCCGCGCGCTGGCGCAGCGACTCGTCGACTTGCCGCTCGCGCTTGCGCTCGGTTGCGGCGTCCGCATCCATGCCGAGTCGGAACCCCGACTCGAGACCTGCCGCCAGACCACCGGTGACGCTTGGCATGCTGTTTCCTTCAGTCGAAAAGGCCACCGGCGATCGCGCCCACGGCGCCGCCGATCATCGCGCCGACGGGGCCGCCCAACGCGAAGCCGCCCAGCGCGCCGGCTGTTGCCGTCAGCTGCTGGTTGCCCTGCTTGCGCTGCGCATCGATCTGCTTGTTCGTCGCCTCGCGCTGCGTCTCCTGGTTCGCGGCTTGGCCGAGCGAGTTCATCGCGTCGTTCTTCGCTGCGGTGCCGAGAGAGGCGAGCGTCGCACCCACACCGTACCCTGCCATGTCAACCCCCCATCCGCGTGATGTCCGGGGCGGGATTGCCCAGGATCTGCTGCTGGAGCTGACGTGTCGTGTCGGCCGCCAGGTTCTGCGCCTGCACGTCGGCGGGTCCGCGCGCGAGCGACGACGAGCGGGCCTGCGCGGCCTGCTCGTCCGGGCTCAGCTCCAGCCCGAGCCCCTGCAGCCGGCGGCCGACGGCGCCTTGCTGCGCATCGAACGCGCCCTGCACGTTCTGGCTCGCCGTCGACATCGCGTTCGTGACCGTGTCCGGGCTCGTCGCGTATTCGATCAGCTGGTTCTCGATCGGCACGAACGTGTTGACGTACTGCGCCCACCGGTCGCGCGTCAGGCGTGCATAGGTATCTGCTGCGTAGCCCATCAATCGCCTCCGCTACCGCGAGTCAGGAACGTGTTCATCGCGTTGCTGCCGTTGACCCCGGAGAAGTCGTTCGTGCCGGTGAAGCCTCCGCCCTGCCCGAACTTGCCCATGCCGGACTGCAGGCCGAAGCCCGCGAGCTGGCCGACGACCTGCGCCTGTCCGGCACGCTCAGTCAGCGCGGCCTCGGCGTCAGCGGTCGCCTGCCGGGCGCTGGTCGACGCCTGCTGCGCCAACGAGTCGCCGACGGCGGCGCGCTCACCGCGGCCTGTTGCCGCCAAGGAGCCCAGGGCCTGCGTGTAGGCGTCATCGACCTGCTGGTCTGCCATCGTGATGCCCAGCCCCTTGGACTTCGCAGCGTCGTCGCCCAGGCCCGTGATCGCCAGCTTCGAGCGCGACGATCCGAACGTGCCGTTGTTGGACAACTGTCTCTCGAGCGCGCCTTCGGCGGCGCCGAACCTGGCGGACGTGTCTGCGGCGGCACGCCCCTCGGCGCGGTTGCGCACGCTGGAGTCGGCCTTGCCCATCTCCTCGGCCTGCGCGATCAGGTTCTTCTGCACCGGCAGCCAGCGCTTCTCGTAGTCGAACATCTGGTTCGAGGCGAACTCGGCCAGCGCCCGCTGTTGCGGGGTTTCCTCGACTTCACCTCCACCTTTGCTCATTGGACAGCCCTCACGAATTCATTCGTTCCTCGGGGCGTCCATTCCGGACCCAGAAGACGCCGCCATCCCCGGCGACGCGACTGGAAGGCCACGGTCTGCGCGCCGAGTTCTCGGCCGATCGCAAGTACCGCGGCGAGTTGCCGCTCGAATGCGCCGCGGCGAAAGCCGACGACGATCCAGACAAAAAGCTCCAGGTCCGGTGCGCGTGCTCGAAGCTCAACCACCACCATGGCGTCGTCGCATACGAGGCAAAGGGCCTGCTTTGCCGCGCATTTTGCCTGAATCTCTACCACCTCGGAAGCTGTCGCGATCGACGGCGGCAAACCGTCGCACACCGTGCCGATGACACTGGGCGCCGCGAACATGAAGTCGGTGTTGGAGATCATGCTCGGCCCACCCAAGCACCACCAGTTTTGATATAGAGCGTAGTTCCCACACCACCATCTGTACGGAACACAAAGTCTCCGTTGGCACCATCTGCATTACTCGGCGCACCCGTGCACACATAGATTGCGCCGGCTGTTTGCAAAGCGCCCGGCGGTGTACTCGGGTAAAGCTTGCCTCGAAACTGGGCTTTTGTGGCGTCGACGACGATTTGTGTCACGCCGTTAATCATCGTGACAATCGGATTAGACCCTGTTCGGATTATCACGCCCGCGTAGGCGAGGCCGGTGTTGAACGCCGAACCTGTCGAGTCGTCCGTCCCAAGGAAAAATGTCCCGCCGGTGTTGATAAAGCGCGCATAGACCGCATTGGTCCCTGTCGTCGACTCAAGGCTGTATACCGCAGCTGATCCTTTCAGATCCATCGTGAAAACAGGTGTGGTGCCAAACCCGATACCGGTAGGGTTGGCCACCAACGTTGATGTCCAAGTGATATTGGTACCTGCGGTGCCACTGAGCGCGGTAAGGACTTGGTATTGGCTGCCCAAATACCTGCCACGCGCTGTTGCCGATGTGGTTTTGTATTTCCAGTTCGTACCATCGTAGTACGAGTTATGGACTACCTCCGTCCCAAGCCCGGAGATACCCGCAACACTGAACATACCGCCAGTGCTACCAAGATCCCATGCGGCCCCGCCAGTACCTGCAGTCAAGTCCCACGCAGAAGGCGCAATCGCAAAAGACACTTTTGCGTTGAACCGGTGGTTGCCAGACCATGTCGGAGCAATCGATTGATCCAGCGGTGGCGCAGCGTCGCTGCGCATGTACGTCGCCGCCGTGCCGTTGACCGCAGTCAAGCCTACCGACGCGGTCGGATCAGCAGGCAGCGGGGTCGCATCGGTCGGGCCGACGTTCCAGCCACTGGCGTGTGTGTAGACGAGTTGACGACCTGGCTGCAGCGTCGTCTTGACCTGCTCGTACAGCGTGCCGCTGTCGTTGAGCCGCACCGTGACCGTGGCTGCTGCGGTATCCGTGTTGCTGATCGCGATGTAGTCGATGTCCCGTACCGCGCCGCTGGCCGGCGCCGCACAGATCGTGACCGCGACGGCGCTGTTCGTGAGCGTCAACTGCGCTGCACCGGTGTACACGGCCGACGTGCCATCGCTGTAGCCAACCGTGACCGGCAGTTGGTTCGTCGTGATCGCACCAGCGAGGATCGCCTGGAGGGATCGCGTGGTGGTGTTGAGTCGAATCATCCATGCCTCGCAGCGAAAGCCAGAAGGTCGCCAAACGGCAACGCCGTCGACACTGTATTCGTACCGATCTTCGACAGCACACCATCGTGCTGTGCATCGAACGACTGTGCGAGCTCGAACGCATCCCGCATCAGCTTCCACGACGCAGGCAAGAAGTCCTCGTAGCCGGCGGCGTACAGGGGCTGCACCAGCAACGTCGGCCAGGCAGCGCGCACGTCGAACTGCTCCGTGCCGGTGGCGACTCCGACGGGCACCGCCACGTCAGCGTAGCTCGGGTGCTGCGTGAGGCCGCCACCGTTCTGTGCGTACACCGCGCGCCCGGCCTCGAAGCCGGCCCCGATGACCTGCATCGACCCCGACAGGCGCACCGTCACCGGGGCGCCGAGCGCTGCACTGGTGGCCGCCACGCCGATCGCGGCGAACACCGCTGTCGGGTCCTGCGTGTCGACCGGCGACACACCACCGTTGGTCGTTGGATACACCGAGTCGCGCACGGAAATCGCGGCGTCAGCACGGTACACGGCGGTCGGGCCGATGACGCTCGCTTCGAGCGCATTGAGCTGGGCCTGCAACGCAGCGATCTGGGCCTGCATCGCTGCGATCGTGGCGTTGCCTTGCGCAGCGTTGTACGTCGTCTGGTTGGCCTGAGTTCCTACCGTGCCGATCGCTGCGTTGAGTTCACGGACGCACTCGCGCACTGCGTTGAGCGCGTTGTTGATGTCGCGCACATCGACGGACTTGACGACCGGAATGGACGACAGCTTGTTCGTAGCCATCAGTCGAACTCCTCGATGTCTTCAGCGACCTGAACCGTGCGCACACGCGAGGTGCCCAGGAACTCGATCTCGAACGTCGTGTAGTCGTTGTCCTGCGGGAGCGTGAACGGCGTCTCGTCGGAGATCACCTCCTCCATCAGCAGCACCCCGTCTGCGTACAGCCGAAGCACCAGGTTGTCGTAGTCGTCGGCACGAACCTGGCCGTACTTGAACACCGCTGGGTGGGCCAGCAGGTTCAGTTTGCCGAGCCACCGATAGACCATCTGGCCATCACCATCCGGCGAGTCGAACGTGTAGATGCTCAGCCCGTCGACATCGGTTGGTGCCGTGCTGGGCAATGGCAGGTATACGTCCGTGGGCTCGGTCAACGAATCGAGCACCAGATACAGGTAGTCCGTCAGTGGATCAGCGAAGCACGCCGACGCGTGGTAGCTCAACTCGATGAGCCCGAAACCGTCTGGCTTCATGTCAAGCGCGTAGCCGAATTCAGGCGGCAGCACGACGGATCCCGGATCCGGATACGGCTGCGTTGGCGGAGTGAAGCCTGCACCGCCGTAGGGGGCGCTGTCCGTCACAACACGGATCTCGTCCAGCTTCCCGTTAAACGTGTTGCCGGTACCGAAGTTGTCGAAGAAGCACAGCGTCGTGTTGGCGCTGAAATCACGTGCGTCGACAACGGTGAATTCAGGCACGCCATTCACGTACGCATGGATGACCCCATCCATGCGCTCGAAAGCGATGTGCGCCGTCACGTTGTCAGGAATCACTGTGGTCCCTACGACCGTGGTGCCATCACTGGACCGGTAGTGCAACAGGTTGCTGTCCTGGCAGAACTCGAAGCCCATGCCGGCACCCCCGGCCAGCCTGTTGCTGAAGAACGTGCGCTTGGTGAACGCAGTACCGTTCGAGTTCTGACTCCACATGTCGATGCCAAAGTCGCCCGTGAATCCGAGGTCTGAATACGGACCGATAGTCACGCGACCACCTGAACTGACCCCGCACGCCGGGCCGAATTTGATGCTGGGTGCCTGCTGCGATGCATCTGGCACGCTGACGATCACTTTGCTGGAGCCACTGCTGTCCAAGAAGACAGTTCCGTCATCCAAGTTGTCGCAATGCATCAGCAACCCCACAGCCGCAGGGATAGGCGTCAGGCGATAGAAGAAGTGGTAGACGTCATCGTGTGCCACCGCCGTGATCGTCTCTGGCTTCAGCGCTTGCCATTGCTTGCGCGTGAAAATGCCGCTCGTGAGGTTGCGCACGTTGCCGTTGCCGGCGACTGCGATGAGCCCATCCGGCGACGCGAACACAACACCGATGCCGGTGAGATACGCGAGCGAACGCTTGGCCACGCAAGCCTGCGGTACCTCGAGCTTCGTCATGCTGTACGCGGCGGGGTCCGTGCCGATCGCCAGGTAGATGAAGTTCTGCGTGCCGATGACCACCGTGGTGTCGATCACGCCGATTGCCACGATGTCGGTATCGACGTTCAGGCGATACTCCACCGGCCACGCGTGCGGGTAGTTCTGCGCCGACAGGCACAACTGGTTCTTGCTGAACCCAGCCAGCACGCCGTTTGGCAGTGCCACCAGTCCGTGCAGGTCGTCCGGAGGGAGCGCCCACAGTTCCGACTGCAGCACTTCACCGAGTTCGGTATCCGGGATCGAGTCGACGTAGTCGGCCTGCGCGAGCGGGATCTCGGCGACGAACTGGTACGACGTTCCGGTGGCCCCGCTGACGGCGCGGTAGATGCGCTTCGTCGCGATCCCGTAGTCGTCGAAACCACTTGGCAGCACCGTCGCGGTCGTGACGGTGATCGCGATGCCATCGGGACGCAGCACCGTGGCGCTGGCGAAACTCGGCGCCGATTCCTGCCCCAGGTCGTTGACGTAGGTGTAGACGTAGTTCGTCGCAACGTTCGCCGCGATGTAGCCGGTCGCACCCGAGCCTTGCACCAGGATGTTGTCGTAGTACGTACGGTAGCGATCGACCCCGTCGTTGTTGTTGGTCTCGCTGTAGAAACCGCAGTAGTCGCCGTTCAGGAACGTACCGGTCGCAGTGACGGCTGCCAACTGCACCGAGCCGAGTGACAACGTTGCGGTGACGGTCTGCGTGCCGTCGCTGTTCGTCAGCATCTGGACCTCGCACGTGTACCACGTACTGAAGCTGATCGGCACCGGACTGCTCGCGACCAACGACGACTGCCCGATGATGGTCCACCCTTGCGCCGATCCGATGCTGAGCACACCCTGTCCGGGAGACGACTGAGCCAGTCCGACCACCACACCGGCGCCCGCCAGCGTGCGCATGATCCCCGCGTTCATCTGGAAATCGTTGCCGCTGCCCGAGGTCATGTAGAAGTCGAACGACTCGCGCACCACAGTGCACTTCTCGACACCGAAGTTCCGGTACAGGTACGACGGTGCGCCCGGGTTGTCATCGAACAACGTCTCGTAGCTCGGTGCCGGATGCCCGACGACTGCGCTTTGCTGCACGATCGTCGCGCCACCGTGCGCAAACTGGCTCGGCGCACCCGTCCAGTTCGTCGCGAACTGATCGCCCGAGTCGAGGATGTCGACGTTGAACGTGGTCGGGTTCGGGTCGATACCGGCCACCACCGTCGGAGCTGCATTCGGACCCGGCACGCCCAGCGGCCTTGTGGTGCTGGGGTAGGGCTCCGCACCGCTGGTGGCCATCTCGTAGTTCGTGAACTGCGGCCGCTCGTAGACATCAGGCCCGGTCAGGAAGGTCCTGTAGGTGGTATCGCCAGCGACCGCGCCGCGCGCTGCGTTCACGTCCGCAGACCACGACAACCACACGTCCTTCAACTTGTAGATCGTCTCGACCGGGCTGGTCGAGTTGGCGAGATCGTGCTCGAGCGCGAACTGGCGCCACGCCTCCAGGTCGCCCGTCAGCAGGCGCGAGTTCGTCGCGTCCTGTGCGGCATTGTCTGGCAGCGCACGGGGGGTGACACGGGGCGCCTCGCCCCGGAAAGAGTTGATTGCAATGCGCATCTCACACCACGGGGATCACGACAGTGATCACGTTCGCGCTCTCTCCTTCCCCGCGCGTGACGGAGAACGGTTGGCCGGAGCCGCCCGAGACGAAGTTCACGGTGTCCGCATCGGGACCCCCGAGATTCACCCCGTTGAACTGGAACTGGATGAAGGTGGGGAAGTCGTCCGGAGTGGGGACAGGCCAGTTCGCGGACAGCGGTGAAAAACCGAAGCTCATCAGAAGCCTCCTGGTCGGTTGAACGCATTCCACGCGACGCCGAATGGTCGCGAGCGAGCACGCTGTGCGCCGGTGTTGTAGTTGCGCTGAACCTCGGCCTTGCCGTTGGCGATGCCGGCACCGAACTCGCGCTGCTTCTTCACGGACTCCGGCTGGTTGAACCAGGGCGTGTCCTTCATGCCCAGCAGGTACGCGAGCGCGCCGGCCTCGAACGTGGTGCTGTACTTCTTCAGCGGCTGCGACGGTACCTGCACGGCACCGTCCTTCGGCTGCACGATCGCGTTGTATGTGATGTTGTAGATGCCGTTGGGCGTCGGGTTCAGCGCCACCTGGCCTTCGGGCGTGTACGCCGCGCGCAGCGGCTGCCCGGGGCTGATGAGCGGGTTCCAGTCCGCTGGGTTGCTCATCTGGATCGGCCACGAGTTCGGCGGGCTGAGCGCCGGGTCCGAGCCTCCGATCGCGTACAGGCCGATGATCTCGAGCAGCGGGTCATCGCCCAGGTCGTAGAGCACCGTGTTGGCCTCGGTGGCGCCTGCGGCCGTGATGCGCAGCCACTGCGTCTGCGCGCACCAGTCGCGCATTGCGCGCACGTAGGCGCGGCGCAACGTCACGTCAGGGCAGCCGCGCACGATCTGCGCGACGTTGGCCATCTGATCGAACACGTCGACGAAGGTGGTCATTGCGCGTCTCCGTTCTCGGCGACGCGCGGCGCGAGCGCGTACTGCGACTTGGTCTTCAGGCCCATCGTCTGGCGGTACTGGCCCATGTAGCCGTTGAACTTCGCCAGGTCCTGCTTCTTGCTGCTCACGCCGTAGCACTTGGCCAGGACGTAGTTGACCAGCGCGCCCTCGTAGACGTCGAGCACGACCATCTCCTGGTCGACGCTAGTCACCTCCGGCGGGCACGCGCCGTACAGCAGCTCGACACTGCCCGCGCCGTTGTTCGGTGGGAACACCTGGTAGCGCAACGGGTCGCGAGGGTCGGTCGTGAAGTGCTCGACCTGCGCTTGGCGGGTGCCCGCCGGCCAGAAGCGGCTGGCCTCGTTCAGCAGGTCGCGCTGAACCTGCGTGATGACGCGGCCCCCGTTGGCCACGCTGTTGCGGATGACGTTGAGCACGCCGACGCCGTCCGCCGGGATCTGCTGCAGCTCGCCGGCGACGAGGGTGACGAACTCGCACTTCGTGTAGAAGTCGAGCTTCTCGCCGGCCGTCGAACGCAGCGCCTCGGTCAGGAACATCAGCAGCTCGTCGTTGCTGTACGCGCGCGCCGCGCCATCCAGCGTGGTCTTGCGGACGCTGTCGAGGATGGTGGCCGCGGTGATCGTCATGGATCAGGCCAGCGGGCGTTCGGTCACGGCGCCGGCGGCACGCGCCAGCTCGCCCACCTGGGCGCGCAGCGCCTTCAGGCCGCCGGCCGGGCTCAGGGTCTTGTTGTACTCCTGCTGCGCGAACTCGATGAGCTCGTTGACGGTGGCCGTGCCGATGTCGAAGGGCTCGACATCCGCCAGCACCACACCGCGACGCGCGGGGGCCGCGGGCTCGCTGGTGTCGTTCACCGTCTGGATCTTGAAGCCCGACGACTCGATCCACTTCATGCGCTCTTCTTCCGACGCCTTCAGGCTGCCGGTGTACGGGCGGTAGTTCGGGTGCGGCAGTCGCGCCGGGATCACCTGGCCGCTCGGTGCCTTTTCCGCCGGGCGCCCGCCCAGCATCGGCACGTTCGGAATCAGGCGACCGTCCTTGATGTTGATCAGGAACGGGATTTTCGTGTTCTGCTTGTTCCGCGCGGCGCGCTCGGCAATCATCCGCGACTCTTGGGCTTCGTTGATGGGCATGTGAACCTCGGTGGTGGGGTGGCGAAAAACCGGCGCCCGAAGGCGCCGGTCACGGGGTCAACGGCTCAGGAGCCGTCGGGGCTGGTGCCCGGCGTCAGCGCGCGCTTGAACGGACCGCTCGTCTTGCCGCCACCGCCGGGCTGGTTGCCCAGGGTGCCGCTCGGGTAGCGGGCCTTGGCCTTGCCACCGTCCTTGCTCAGTTCGCTCGACACCGTCTCCGGCGTCATCTTCACGGGCATGCCCGGGCCGTAGGGGGAACTCGTCTTCATGGTGCTTCCTTTCAGGTTGCAGGGGTTGCGGTCAGGTGGGCCGAAGCCCACCTTCACGATCAGCCGCGGCGCACGACGGCGGTGCCGACGTAGTTCGGGCCGATGACCTGGTAGCCGAACACCATCAGGCCGCGAATCACGTAGCCGAAGTCGTTCGGATTGTCGATCATCTGGCACTCGACGATCTGGGCCGCGAACGTCAGGCCGGCCGAGTGGCCGAACATCAGGTACGTGGCCGGGCCCGGCGAGGTCTGGCGCAGCAGGTTGCGCGACTGGTACAGCGTGAACCGGTCGATCTCGCCGACCTTGCCGTTGCGCGCGATCGACACGCTGTCGCCGGTCAGGGACGCGATCTTCAGGTCCGACTGCTTGATCAGCGCCATCACCCACGGCGGGGCCACCAGCCAGCGGCCTTCGTCCGGCACGTTCTGCTCGTCGAGCACCGTGCCGCAGTCGACGATGAAGTCGACGACGGTGGTCTTGGTCAGCGAGACCGGGGTGGTCGAGTCGCCCAGGTTGATGCTGTCCGAGTCGGCGCCGGCGCGGGTGCCGCTGTTGTCGGCGGACACCTCGGCCGGGATCGTCTCGAGCATGTCGGCGTCGGCCGCGATGCGCAGCTGGATCGAGCCGTCGTTGGCGAACACGTCCGCCATGTCGACGCTGGACTGGCGCATGTTCACCAGGTTCAGCGCGACCGCGAACGACTTCGCCTGGTCGATCGACAGCGTGACCGAGTTGGAACCCGGGTACTGCGCCGACAGGCCTGCGCCGACGACGTAGTCCGAGACCACGACGTCGGGGACGGTGCGGATGATCACGTTCGAGCCGAAGCCCGCGATCTCACCCTCGTAGTCGGTCGTGGCGATCTCGCCGAAGACGGTCGACTTGTAGAACTTCTCGACCAGCTTCCCCGAGTAAATCTCCGGGATGTAGTCGATCGTGCCGGTGGGGCCGTAGTCCGGCACGCCGGATGCTTGTGGAACGCCTGCCATGGAGCTCTCCTAAATTCGTTGGGCTGTTGGCCCCACGATTTCAGCGCGGGGCCGCGACGAGCTTCAACCGCTTCTCGAACTCCATCCGTTCCTGATCCGTCACGTATCCGGGTTGGCCGGGCCGCTTGGTCGAGCACCGCGTGTAGAAAGCGGTGATCTCGGCCGGGCTGGGCCGTGTGAGACCGTGCGTCGGCGCCGGAAGAGCGTCGCCGCTCGGACCTGCGCCGCTGCCTGCGGCCGCCACCGGCGGAGCGGGCGTCTTGGGCAGCGTGGCCTTGTAGGCGTTGAAGAACTTGGCGACCGCCTGGGCGTTGCCCTTGGCGATATGCCCGTTCATCAGCTCCTGACGCACGTAGCCGGACGCCGAATCCTCCTGCTCGAGCCACGCGAGCCAGCCCGGCGACACGTCGATCTCGGGGTAGTCCGGGACCAGCTCGGTGAGCTTCTCCACGAACTCGCGCTTGCGCGCCTCCATGTCAGCGGTCTGCTGGCGGGTCTCGCGGTCCTTCAGCGGCTTGACAGCTGCTGCGATGGCCGTGTCGACCTGCTTGCGTGCCGCCTTCATGACCGTCTCGACGATCACTTGGGCCTGGTCTTCGCCCAGCGTCTCGACCTGCTCCGGGGTGAGCAACTCACCCAGGTCGGTCTTCGGCGCCGGTGCGCTGGCTTGCAGGTTGCGGATCTGCTCCGTCAACTCGGACACCTGCTGGTGAAGCGCCTCGACCTCTTCGCGGTGCGTTGCGACCGCCGCCTTGAGCCGCCCTTCCGTGCTCAGGAAGCGCTGCTTCCAGTACACGGGGTTGCTCTCGCGAGGATCGCTTTCGGGCACCTGTGGGCCTGGCGTCAGGTCAGCAGGGGGCGTGGCCGTCTGCGGCGGCTGGGCCGACGCGTCCGGTACCACGGGATCTGGCTTCGTGCCACGCTGGGCATTTCGCTCATCGATGTGGGCCTGGACGGCCTCACTGATGCGCAACACCGCGCGGGGAAGACGGGTTTCGTTCTTGGCTGTTGAAGCCTGCATGTGTTCGTTCCTCGAGCCACGGCGCCTGACGGCGGCCACGGGATTCGGGTTTCCAGGAGGCGAACGCGCGGTTCCTGATCAGGCTCCAAACGGCCGGGGTGCGTGCACGGGGCGTTGGGAGTTGGCCTTGCTTTCCGCGGTCTTGATGCGCCCGATCATCTCGTCGAGCTGGCTGGCTCGGCCCTGAAGACGGTAGATGTCCGCCTCCGTGGCTCTGCGCAACTTGCCATCAACCTCGGCCAGTTCGGCCTCGTACATGCTCACCAGGAACTTGCCTTCCGGGGATTTCGAGAACCGCGCCAGGAACTGCAGCTGGTCCGGGGTGAGCGTCATGCGGCGGATTCTAGGGGGTCACCGCCGCGATTGCATATCTTTCAGGTTGGAATGCGTTGGGAGTTAGTGAAACTTACCCAACTCATGCCTCGGCTGATTCCGCCGACGCGGGCTCCTTGGTGCCCATCGCCTTGGCGACGGCCTCCTGGACCACGTTGGCCAACACCTGGTTGCGCTGGGCCTCGCCCTCGCGCTGGCTGATCGCCTGCTCGCGCGCGAGCTGGACCTCCAGGTCCGCTTTGCCTTGCGCCGCGATCTTGGTCATCTCGAGCTGCTGCTGGGCCTGCATGGCCTCCTGCTGCGCGGCGGCCTGCGCCTTCTGGCTCGCGTCGAGCTCCTCGTCGGTGGGCACGCATTCGGCCGGCAACTCGAGCGCGGCCGCGGTCTCGCGCAGGATGACCGCGCGGTACTTGGCCGTGATGATCTGGGCGTCGATGGGGTTCGCCGTCAGCTGCAGGAACTGCAGGCGGTTGGCCTGCGCGGCCTGCTTGATCAGGATCGCCGCGGCGCCGCGCGGCACCACGACGCAGTCGCCCTTGATGCTCGTGTCGGGGTTGTAGATCATTTCGTTGATGAACGTCTTGCCGATCGTGCGGCTGACCGCGTTCAGGTCGACGTTGCTGATCGCGCGGCGCAGGCCCTTGGCCGCGTTCGCCATCAGCATGCCCAGGCCGCTGGCCGTGTCGGCGCTGCCGCCGGCGCGCTCGTTGCCGTAGGTGTAGCGCGGGATGCCGGTGGCGTCATCCGCCTTGATCTCCCACTTCTCGTAGTTCGCCATGAGCGAGCCCGAGTTGTCCGCGGCCTGGAAGAAGCCGATGCCGGGCGCGGCTTGGCCGGCGGCCTGCGGGTCGCTCTTGAGCTGCCAGATTTTCCACGGGAAGATTTCCATGGTCTGCTCGCCATCGGCGAACCGATCGGCGTGCACCCAGACCATCGGGCCGCTGGCCATCGACATGTTGTCGGCCATGGCGCTGGCGAACTGGTTGCACATGCGCTGGCTCACCGACGCGAGATCAGGGATCGAGCGGCCCCAGAAGGCGCCCGGGATCTCGTCGTAGCAAGCCTTCCAGTACGGGCGCTCGTGCAGCGGGTCCGAGTTCAGCGTGGCGTACAGCACGTAGCTGCCACACAGCAACACGTTGCACTCGTACTCGCAGGTCTCGTCCAGCGGCGCGCCGTCCTTGCCGGAGACGCCCCAGGTCATGAGCTTCCAGCCGGGAACACTACCCCAGTAGTTGAGCGCGTCGATCGTACCCTGCGGCGACAGCCACATGAACATCGTCTCCTGCTCCAGGCGCTGACGCTCGGCCTCGGTCCACATCCAGTTGTCGAGCCGGCCGGCGCTGTAGTCCATCAGCGCCTTGTCGATCTGCTCGTCCTGGTAGCCGGGCAGGCCCTTCAGGTCGTACAGGTCGCTGCGGTGGAAGCGGATGCGCTCGATGAAGTCGCCCTTCTGCGGCGAGGTCGTGTTCGAGGCCGGGAAGCAGTCGAACGGACTCACCCGCTCCCACCACGGGATCGGATCGTTCGTCACCTTGGGGGTGAAGTCCGCGTTCCACGACAGCCGGCGGTGGCGCTTGTAGGTGGGGCCCTTCAGGATCGCGGCCGGATAGGTCACGAAGTCCTCGATGAAGCCGTCCATCGCCGTTTGGTAGTTGCCCTCGGCGAGTCGGTCGGCGATGACCTTCTCCATGCGCTTGGCGCGCAGCTTCGCCGACCGCTGGTACTCCTCCTCGACCTCGGCGCGGATCTTGATGCCGATGTCCTTGGTGAGGTCGCGGAACTCCTGGGGGGCCATCACCCCGCCGCCGGCCTGCGCGGTCTGCTGCAGCACCTGCTGGGCCTCGGCGAGCGCCTTCTGCACCACCTGGTTGCGCAGCGGCTGCGGTAGGTCGGGCAGCGGCGTCGGGTCCACACCCCACGGCTGCTCGCCGGCCGGCAGCAGGATGTCGCGCAGCCACGCCGACGCGGCCCGGCACTTCGTCTCGGTGAGGTCGGTGAACACCAGGTTCATGCCGCCACCGGACTGCTGGACCTGCTGCACCTCGGCGGCGCTGTACATCTGCCGGCGGGCGCGCAGGCACGCGAGCAGCTTGCGGTCGATCACGACCTTGGCCAGCTTGTTCTTCTGCCACGCGAGGCGCACGTGCCCGACCAGCTCGGGGACGTTCTCGTCCTCGATGACGACCTCGGGCTCGGGGAGCTTGTCCGGCGCGTCGCGCTTGGCGAGGTCCGCCAGGCCGAGCTGGCGGATCAAGGGGCTGACGCCACCTGCGCGCGGCGCCGGAGCGGATTGAGCTGCTGGGGCGGGTGGATTGACGGCCATGGGGCCGGATTATGCACTCGCTGGGTGCGAATGCAAAAGGGGTGCCTGAAATGCAAGAGACCCCTTGCGGGGCCTCAGGGCAGGTTACCAGTCGTCCTGCGTCGGTGCGCGGAGCCGACGGGTGGCCCCAGGCTTACTCGGGCGGGCCGCCGGCGCCGTGCCGACACGATCATGCGCACGTCCACCAGTCGCCTGCATGCTCGGCCGCTGGTGCTCCACCAGCCCGTGCTACGGCTGGCGGAGTTCATGGTCTGGGTGGCAGGATTTGAACCTGCGACAACTCGCTTCCAGGGCGAGGACTCTGGCCGGACTGAGCTACACCCAGATTGAAGATGGTGGCCGGCGCTGATCTCCGGCTTTGCACTCGTTACGCCGTTACCGGCAAGCGTGACCTATTTCGTCCGTGCCCGCACGCCAGGGCACTGCGCATCAGCCTACGCATTCACCATCACGACTGCGAGCCGGGCCGACGTCTCACTCGCCGGTAACCGTACCCTCGCTTGACTGAACTCGGCCGGCCTGATGGGGCCGGTTGCGTTCCTCGGTTCGACTTGCCGCTGATCAGGCGCCGTCAACTCGACTCGCAGTCGTCATGGTGTGGTGGACCGCGTCGGTGTCGAACCGACCAGGGATGGCTTGCAGGGCCTTCCTGCGCTCCGGCGCGCAGCCCAAGAGAAAGTGGTTGCGGGTTGGAGATTTGAACTCCCGACCTTCAGGGTATGAACCTGCTGCTCTTCCGGGCTGAGCTACCCCGCAACGGGAATCAGGTGCTGGGGCACATGCGCCAGCTGTTCTCGATTCGCGGCGCCTCCCGGCGGATCTTGCGCAGCACGAAGGACTTGGCAGCCACCAGCAGTACGGCCGGGCGCTTCAGCAGCCGGTTGGCGTGCAGCTTGGCCAGCAGGCGGTCGACCACGTGCTTGAACGTGTCCTTGACCCAGCGATAGGTCTCGACGACCGCGAGGCGCGCCGTGGTCGCGATGCCGGTGCAGAAGCCACAGAAGGCGAGGGCCATGCCCAGCAGGAACATCACGCTCGATCGGAGGAAGGATTTCATCGGGGTCTCCAGGTGGTGGATGGGGAGTCAGTGTCGAAAGCCGAGAGCCTCCACTGTAGCAGATGATGCGCTAAACGCAACCCCTCGTTCAGGCGGACCGCGACCACACCACCGTGCGCCGCTGCACCGGGCGCACTTTCGCGTTCGTGAACTTGCGCTCGATCAGGTCGGGCGCAAAGCTGATGGCCAGCGAGTCGGCGCGGTCAGGCGATTTCACGCCGGCCTTCTTCAGGTCCTTCTTCGCTTGCAGCTGGATGCGGAACTTGGCGTCATAGAAGTAGTCGAGCGCGGTCAACTCCTCGGCCAGGTCGTCGTTGTCCGGGATCTGCCCCGTCTCGAGCCACTCGCGCATGCGGCCCCAGCACTCGGCGCGCTGGTTCGAGTACGCCTTGTCGTCCTTGGCGGGCTGGCCCCACTGCAGCGGGATCAGCGTGGGCAGCCCGTTCATGCGCCGCAGCGTGCTGTCCAGGTCGGCGCCGTTGCCGATCGCGTCGTACACGATGCAGCTGATCGTCTTCTCCTGGCGCACCAGCTCGAAAATGCGCCCGCCCAGGTCCACGCCGTCGAAGCCCGACAGCGCGATCTGGTAGTGCACCTTGATGCCCTGGCGCAGCGTGATCACGCTGAAGTCGTCGCCGAAGCGCGCCGGGTCCACCGACAGGATCTTCGGGTACGCCTGGTACGCGGTGAGCCCGACGACGCGCCGGCGCGCGTTGAACACGAGCTCGGCCGAGATGAAGTTCGAGAAGCCCGCGCGCGGGAACTCTCCCTTCACGCGCACCCGCACGAAGTCGCTGTCCTCGCCGTACTCGATGATCCATGTCTGGATCTGCTTCTTGTTGGAGAAGCTCACCGTGCGGCTGTCCACCCGCGAGTACGTGTTGCTGCGGCGGTCGCTCACCTCGATCAGGCCGCTCTCGGCCGACCAGCGCTTGCCCGGCTGCGAGCAACGCTTGAAGAACGCACCGGACGTCTTCGTCGGGTTGCCGTAGCGCAGCCAGATGATCTCGGTGTTCGCGTCGGTGAGCGCCCCCTCGGTGACCTCCCAGATGAGGTCGTCGATCGCCGACGCCTCGTCGAAGACCACCAGCAGGCGCTTGCCCTGGTTGTGCAGGCCGGCGAACGCCTCGGACTTCTCCTTCGACCACGGGATCGCGTCCAGGCGCCAGCTCTTCTCGCGCACCGGGTCGTCGGCGATGTGCAGCGCCGTCGCCGTGAACGTGAACAGCGAGCGCGCGATGAACAGGCCGTACCACTTGCCGAGCTCGGCCCATGTCTTCGTGCGCAGCTGGCTCTCCGTGTTCGCCGTCACCACGCCGCGCGTGTCGGCGCACGTGCTGACCGCCCACAGCATCATCCACGACACCATCGCCGACTTCCCGATGCCGTGGCCCGACGACACGTCCTCCTGGATCACGTCGCCCGTCTCGGCGGCGCCTGCGCGCAGCCTGTCGCCGATGCGCGTGAGCTGCGCGGTCTGCCAGTCCTCGGGCCCCGTCATGTCCTCGAGCGACGTGTTCGGCTCGCCCCACGGGAACGCCCACATCACGAAGCCGAGCGGGTCGTGGCGGTAGCGCGCCAGGCCGTCCATCAGCTCGTCGATGGGCGTGTTCTTCACTCGCGTTGCCATCAGCTCAGCCTCTCTCACAGGGATCTGGTCGAGGCGGGTGCCGTCCTTCCAGATGTTGGCGCACGTGCGCTTGCTCGGCACCACGTTGTTGCGCAGCGCGTTGAAGCGTGGATCCCGGACGGCGCCCACCGCCTCCCGGTCGCGGCGCTCCGTTTCTGTCGTGTGCTGCCGGCGCATCAGAACAGGTCGTCATCGGCCGTGGTCTCTTCGGCCGTGGCGGGTTCGGCGTCGATGTCGAAAACGTCCTCGAACGGCTCGCCGGCGCCCTCGTCGAACGCATCCTCCGGCCCCACCAGCACCCGGCGCACCGGCACCTCCTCGACCGGCTGCAACGGCTCACGCCGCTTGGCGGCGTTCAGCCGGTCGGCCAGCGCCGACGCCAGCGCGTTCATGCCGTCGCCCTCGTCGTTCACCAGCTTGAAGTGCTTGGCCAGCAGGCCCAGCGCGTCCATCTTCGAGGCGAACTTGATCTTGATCACGTCGACGTAGTCGGGCTCCTTCAACGACCCCACGTTCTTCGTCTGCACCGTGATGCTCGTGATCGCCGCGGCCGTGTCGTCGTCGATCTCGTGGATCGGCAGAAGCTGCCCTTGCTTGTTGAAGATACGCCGCACGTCGGCGTAGGCCACGCGCGCGATCTCCCGCTTCGTGCGCTCCGCCGTGACTCCGGCGGCCTGCAGGCGCTGCGCGACCAGCGTGCGCACCCGCTCGACCATGCCGGGCGCCTTGGCCAGCTTCAGGTAGTTGTTCGGTGCGTGCGACAGGCCCATCTGCGTCAGGGCCTCTCGCGAGGTCAGGCCGTTCGCGATGTGCTGCGCGAATTCCTCCTGGCGCGCCGCGTCGATGAGTTCCCGTTGGGCGGACGTCATAGGCGATTTTCGATTTTCAAAAATCAAAAATTTTTCAGGAGGTCGACGAATCGTGGTGCACGAATCGCGAGTCCCCACCCCCACACCTTAAATTCCCCGATCGGGATCCACAACCTGCAATCCACTGCGGATCGCGGGTCGGGGATCTCGATTTGGAAATCGGGGTTCTCTGGGGTGTGCATATTCAAGGGGGTGTGCCCCCTATGCTCAATCGCGGGCTGCCCCGGGGGTGGGGTAGCCTTGTGACGGCGCGAGGGCCTTGCGCTGCGCATCGGGCATGCCCTGCACCACCTCAGCAGCCCGGGCCGCGCCGGTCGCCTCGCTGGTCGATCGTGCATTGCCACAGCCCGTGGCTTGCGCCCGGAAGCGGGTCGGCGGCACGGCGTACTGCTGGTGAGTCGTCGGGGTGGCTTTCATGGGTCGTTCTCCTGTCGTTGCGGGGTGAAATGGGTTTAGCACCCAACGCACTACATAGGTAGCTCAGTGCGTCAGGGCGGAATTCGGGGCGGAAGTCTCGAGCGCGCGCAGCGCTTCCATGCGCCTGGCGTTGAACTCGATCACGAAATGCTGCACTGCAGCAGTGACGCTCGGCCAGTTCGTGCGGTTCGCGTCATCGGTTTTGCCCTCCTGCAGCAGCTGGTCCAGCAAGCCGGCCGTGAATTCCTTCGCGGCGCGCAGCGGATCGGGCGCTGGCACTGCCGATTGCCAGATGACTTCCTTTTTCAGTCCTGAGGGGAACTCGATCAAGAACCCAGCAACCGTGGGGTCCTGCATGGTAGTGAGTGCTCGCAACTTAGCCATTGTATGCCTCATTTTTGTGCAGCTGTGTACTTAGTATACAGCACCTGTAAACGAAGTATACAGCTTCTGAATCGAGAAAGAAGCATGACAAAGGGTCTTTCATATGCCTTTGAGTTATATCGATGTGCGCAGGTCGAACACATGTAAGACTTGTAAATAGAGCTTGAGGAATGGGGCAAGTCCGACGATGATTGAGGCATGTGCAGCAAGTGCTACACACCAACAGGAGCCCACACCATGCGCGAAATCACTGCTACCTTGATTGCACCGTTTCTTCGTATCACCGGCCTGCGGTTTGACAAGTCCTGGCGCCAAGCTGACACAGGCTTCAAGGCTTTTGTGTTCGCGCGTTTGCTGAACACCACGGGCGCCAACATCAAAGCGAACACCTGACCTTTCACTCACCAACAGGAGCTACCAAATGTCCGAACACCAAGCCAATCCCATCCTCGCGGAAACCCCGCCGACGCCCAGCTGGGCGCAGCCCTCGCGCTGCAAGCGGCCGCAGCACCTGACGGTGCTTGCGCGCTTGCTGCTGTGGCTCACGCACTGAGCCACCCACACCACATCACAAGGATCACACCATGGCTGACTCTATCAACCACACTGACGACATCATCGACGTGCGCGATGTGATTGCGCGCGTGGAAGAACTGCGCAATGAACGCGACACGCTCGATACCGCGCTCGAAGAAGCGGACGAAGCCCTCGACGGCACGCTCGAACTCGCTGACGCGAAGCATGATGCTCAAACCGCGCTTGACGAGTGGAATCTGGACAACAGCGAAGAACTCGAAGAACTCGAAAGCCTGCTGGACGACCTGAAGGGCTACGGCGGGGATGAACAGTGGGAAGGCTCTTGGTATCCCGTGACCCTCATCCGCGAATCGCATTTCGAGGATTACGCGCAACAGCTGGCCACTGATATTGGCGCGATCGATGAGAGCTCATCCTGGCCGAACAACTGCATCGACTGGGAGCGTGCTGCACGCGAGCTCAAGATGGATTACAGCGAAGTCGAGTTCAAGGGCGTCACCTTTTTCTACCGCTGACGACTGCCAGCCCATGCCCCGCACGCGGGGGCATGCGCGGGCATTCCGACCCGATCACAAGGATCACACACCATGCAACCCACTCAATCGCTGACCACCGAACAGCAGTTCTTTTTCGACAACGCGGGATGGTGCTATCGCGCCTCAGAAGAAACACCTGAACAGGGGCGCACGCGTGGCGCAATCATCCTCGCCGAAAACGAAGCCCTCTATCTCGAAGCTCACAAGGTGTCGACGGTGGTATGTGAGTGGCACGATGATGAGAATTTCCACAACGAGAAATGCGATACCTGCGAGTGCGCAACCATCACGGTGCACGATGAGCGCAGCGGCAAACGTGTTGTTCTTTCTTCTGTGGGCTGCGTACTTGACGCCACCGACGAGTATCGTCGCGTGATCCGCGCCGAGCTGGTCTGCGAGTGCGTGGACGACCTGCGCGCCATCATTGACGGGTCTGGAGCCTGACACCATGACCATGTACTACGAAGCGGGCCTGCCTGCATCGCTCATCCCGGTGACGTTCATCGGCTGGGCACCGACCCCCGCGCATGACCTGACCGGCCTGTATAACGCCGTGGTCCGCCTCAAGCGCACGCACGGCACCTACCGTGCCGGCGAAACCCTGCACGTGCCTGCACGCTCGGTTGTCGTCAAAGCCGGCGTGCGTGACGGTTTCATCCGCGTGCGCGAAGCGTCATTGCCCGCGCGCACGGACGCCAACACACTCAAGGCGAGGGTCTGACCATGCTGCAATTCTGGCCGACCCGAACCGATGGCGTGCACATTGTGCTCATTGAGCGCACCACGCCCGATCAACCCGCTACGGTGCGCCTTGTGGGCGTGCTGTGGATCTAGGAGACTGCACCATGCACTGCAAAGACTGCAAGTTCTGGAGCCCATCCGGCATCTGCGACCGCCTTGACCGGGACAACGACTGGGACAACGACAACCGTCCGGCCGACGATGACGCGGTTTTGCTCGCCGATGCGAGCGACGATACAGGACTGTGCGCCGACCTGCGCACCGGCCCCTTGTTCGGCTGCCTCAAGTTCCAAAAGGCATAGCCATGCAAAAACCCCGCAAACCCAATCGTGGCTCCGAACGCAAGTCCTGGGCGCCGAACCACTACATCACCGATGAGGGGACACGGTTCCCTGTCAGCGCATTGAACGACGCCGCCAGCAAGACCGGCGTAGCCCGTACCACTCTCGCACTTCTCAAGGCGGGTGCCAAGGTCCCTCGCGCCTACTTGGTGAGCCTGACCATGCCGCAACGCCCCATCGACCGCACGCCGTGGCGTCCGGGCTGCTACATCAGCAGCACCGGCAAGGCCACCCCCATCACGCAATCCGCGAGCGCCCTGTACCCCATCACGCGTCTGCTGGCCAGGACCCTCATGCGCGTGATGCACCCTCAGTACCAACCCCCGATTCAACACCGGCCATAGGACCCGTCAAAATGAACCAACCCACTCCGCACACCGTCTCTACGCGCCTGTCCGCCCGCATCAGGGTGATGCGCATCCACGGTCGCACCACCGACCCCGCGCTGATGGAGCAAGCCCTCATCGCAATCCACGAACTGCAAGCTGCGCTGCGCGAGACGGTCACCGATCTTGAGTCCTGGACCAATAGCGAGTACAGCGGGACCGACGAACTGGTGCCGCGCTTGGTCAAGCTGCAGACCTACCATCGCCTGTTCGAGGAGTGAACCATGCAATTCACCGGACACAACCTCCAAACCGTCCGCGACGCCTTGGCCGGCGCCATCGCGCACGCCAACCACGAGATCGGCCTGCACCCTGAGCCCTTGGCCTACCCCGAGGACATCGAGGCCCTCGAACAGGAAATCGCCCGATACGACCGCCTGCTGGCTCGCGTCGACTGGGTGATTCAACAGGAACCATAAGACTCGTAATTATTTACCGATTCCTTGTGATGCCCCTCCCGGGGCGCCTTCAGAGGCACTGTCCTACAAGACAGTGCCTCTTTTTTGTGCAGTGTAGCCTCTGTCGCCCCATGTTTCCCCTGTTTTCCTATAAAGGCGCCACGCACGCACACACGCTCGCGCCCCTCGCGCGCCGACGCGCAGCGCGTGCACGCTATTCAAACAACAAATTGATAAAGAGAGAGTATAGGAACTAGGGGCAACAGGGGCTACACGACGCTAAGTTGTTGATCTGAGCCAACTTTCTCGTGTAGCCCCTGTCCAACTCACAGGAGCTACAGGGGCTACTGCCTTCTCGCCCACCTTTTCAGGACGGTCTTACCGACTCGCGTGTCCTTTTTCTCGTACCCCAAGCTGCGCAGCACCGCCCCGCACCGCGTCTGCGCCTTCATGTCCACCTCCTTCACGGACATGCCCAGCGCCCCGCACAGGACATCCAGAACCGCGAAAGGTGATTCGCCCCGCCCCGCCCCAGCGGAAGCGGCACCTGAGTCATCCAGCGCGTCATTTCCGTCCAGCCACGCCTGGATCGGCGCCTCCCACTCGTCTGTGCGCCTGTAGCCCTCGTGCTCGGCCTTGGCAAGCTCCTCGGCGTCCCTCCACGCCACCCCACCGCCCCACCCCGGCACCAGGCCGTCGAAGAGAGCGGCGCCTTCCGCCCACAGTTGCTCCCGGGCCGCGTCGATGCCCTCCACGTCCGCCCGTGTCACGTGCACCGGCAGCCACCGCCTGTTACCTGTCTCATCCACCAGGAGGTCGGTGCGGTTGGTCGTGCCGAACAGCACGCAGCGCCGCGGGAACACCGTGCTGAATTCCTTGAACTTGGGCACCCACTTCTCGTAGCGCCGGCTGATCCAGGCCTTGATCGACTCCTGGTCCTTCGTCTGCAGCCCGCGCAGCTCGCTGATCTCCCCCACGAGCGACCCGCGCAGCAAGCGCGCCAGCGTGTCGTCGTCCTTGCTCAGGTCGATCTCGGTGAAGAACATGCGGTCGGGGACCATGGCCGCGAGCGCGCTGGTCTTGCGCAGGCCCTGGTCACCTTCCAGGATCGGGGCCATGTCCGCCTGGCAGCCAGGCGAGATCACCCGCCCGGCCATCGCGGTCCAGATGTAGCGCGACACCGCCCGGGTATACGGCGTGTCGGTGCAACCGAAGAAATCGCGCAGGAACGTGTCCACGCGCCGCACGCCATCCCAGCACGTGGACACGCCATCCAGCCACAACCGGGCGCTGTCGAACTGGTTCTCGTCGGCCACCAGCACCATCGCGTCGCGGGCCAGCTCCTTCGGGGCCGACTTGAACCTCTTCTGCTCGAGCTTGATCCGCAGCCGCACGATGTCGGCGTCGGTGATGTTGCGCCACTGGTTCTGTGCCCCGGCGGGCGCCACCATGATCTCGTCGCGGAACGTGTCGTGCGCGACCTGCATCCCCACCTCCCACTCGTCGCGGATCGCCTTGACGGCGTTCTCGACACTCGCGATGACGACGCCGGTCTTCTTCTCGCGGCTGTACGTGGGCTGCTCCCAGCTGTCGGGGCGGCTCGCCACCACCCTGGCCGCAGGCGCTGCCAGATCGCGGCTTGGCAGGGCTGCCTGACCTGCACCTCCTGCCGTTTTGTGCTGCTCCTGCACCTCCAGCCGCACCGCAGCCGCTCCCTCAGGCTCGAAGCCATCGTCGTCGGGCTCGGCATGCGTCGCCGGGTTCACCCAGCCGGCCTGGGCAGCGGCCTTGAACAGGGTGGCCGCGGTGATGCCGCCGGCGCGGTGCTGGTCGGCGTACGACCACACCTTCGCCTCGGCGTAGCCCGGCACGTGCTTGGCGCTGCGCGAGCTCCACGCCTCCACCCGGTCCAGGCCCTCCTGGCTGCCGCCCGTGGCCCAGTGCACGGCGTAGATGAGGTCGCGCCAGCGGTCGTACTCGAGGCCGTCACCGGTGTTGTCGACGGCGTCGAGCGCGGCCCACAGCACCGGCAGCTCGGCCTCGGGCAGGCCGGGCTCGCGCGCGGCGCGGTCGACGACGGGTCGCTCGGCCACCGGCACAGCCGGTGAGCTGGCCCAGCACCGCGCCACGCGATCGGCGCTTACGCCCACCAGCATCGCCGACAGGTCGTCGAGTACCAGCAGCTCGGACTTGGCGGCCAGGGGGAGGACGAACATGCTGCCGTATGCCGGCTTGAGCTCGCCCTTGCGCATCACTTCGTGCGGGACGTGGTCCTGCTTCGGGAACACCTCGACGGCGCGGTCCTGCACGCCGCCCGTGCCGTCGCGCAAGCCGCAGTCCAACAGCACGCGCTTGAGGAACTGGCGCACGCTGTACGCGTCCTGGGGCTCGTCCCACAGCAGGTACAGGTGCACGCCGTTGCCGCCGGAGCTGCGGAACAGGATCGGCTCCATGCCCCAGGCGAGCACCAGCTGGTCGACGACGGCGCCCACCACCAGCGACATGGCCGGCCAGGTGACGTCGCCCTTGTGGCTGTCGAAGTCGAGCAACCCGACCAGCGTGACGGACTCCCCCGCCTTGATCGGGCACACGCCGCGCGCCGGGCCGCCATTGAGGTGCTGGGCCAGGCGATCGCGCGTCAACGGCTGCGTGGTCCACGCGGCCGGCTGGCCGGGACGGCGCACCGCGGTGGCGTCGGTGCGCACGCGATCGACGAGAGGCTGCAGCGCGTCGATGAGAGGGTTGGTGGTGTCGTGGGTCATGGCAGGCACTCCATCACGACGCTGATCCACTCGACGGCTTGCGGCGCGACGATCGCGTTGCCGTAGGCGCGCAGTCGTCCCACTCGGCTGGTAGCCCCATGAGCCAGCGGCTGTGTGCCGGGTTCAACTGGCCGCCACTTGCCGTCCCGGAGGAAGATCCAATCCGCATCTCGCCAGAAGCCGTCAGTCGGGCGGGCCCCCGCCATCCGCTGCTGATCACGTCGCCCATCGACCAGTTCGCGAGTTGCGCCTGATGCGCCAACATCGTCGGCGCGCTGTTGCCCGTCTTGGCGATAGACCTCGCCACGTAGGCTTCCCCCGACCCGCCCGGCTCGCTCGCCGTCGGCGTGCCCCAGCCCGCCAGCATCGCCACCTCGTTCAGCGGTCTCGAGTTCTTGCCGTGCAAGTTGGAGTCGCCCGACTTCCAGTCGCGCGCCGCCGCCGTTGGCCAGCTCGCGAGCACCGCTGCGTGGTTGAGCGTGATGTTCGATGTCGCGAAGTCCTCCGACGGGTGCCGCAGCGAGTCGCTGACCGCGGTCGTGGGCCAGCTCGCGAGCACCGCAGCTCCAGCCAGATTCGGATTGCCGCGCAGGTACCGCTTCGGCGTCGACTCTCGTGCGTTGGCCATCGGCGAGGGCCACGAAGTACAGGCGGTCTCGGATGTGCGGAGCACCGACGCTCGCAGCCGGAAACGGGATCGCCCCGAAGGCGTAACCCATGCCTTCCAGGTCATCTTGAACAAGGTCGAGCCAAGGCATTGCGTCCTTGCTCGCAACCTGCTCTCCAAGGACGACTGGAGGGTGGCACTGGTCGATGAGGTGGTACCAGAAGGGCCACAGATGCCGCTCGTCAGCAAGCCCGCGGCCTTGACCTGCATCGGAGAAAGGCTGGCAAGGACACGATCCAGTCCAAACGCGTCTCTCATCACGCCAACCAGCTCGTCGGAGGGCGTGCGACCACACACCAAGGCCGGCAAAGAAATGGCACTGAGTGAAGCCTTGAAGGTCGTATGGTCGAACGTCTGCGATGCTGCGTTCATCAACGTATCCCGGTGCGATGTGGCCGGCGGCCACGAGGTTGCGCAGCCACTGGGCCGCGTAGGAGTCGAGCTCGTTGTAGTAGGCCCAGTGCGTCACGTGCCGTCACCCCGCGCAAGCGCCGTGTCGATGCCGCCCATGTCGTCCATCCCGGCCATCTGCTCGCGCCACGCCATGACGCAGTGCGGCTCGTAGACCTCGGGGTTGTTGACTTCCATGGTGACGCCTTCGGTGTTCGCTGTCCTGACGAACTGGTCATGCAGCGCGTCAGCGATGCGCGCCTTGGCAGCCACCACCGCCCGCTGTCTCTTGACCGCAGCCATGGCGTACACGCTGTCGATCTCGCGTTGCTGCTTGAGCGTCAGGTGCCAGCGTCGCTGCAGGTCAGCCTGGGCACGCTGGTTGCTGCGCGCGGCCCGGTCGGCGGCCTTCGCCTCGCGGCGTGCTTTGGATTTGCCACTCACAGGTCACCTCCCTCGATCGCGCAGGCGATGAACAGCAGGAACATGCGGCGCTGCATCGGCCGCAGTTGGCCCCACTGCTCGTGCAAGTCCTTCGCGCGGAAGACCGCGTCTTGGATGTGCGTCTGCAGGTGCCAGAAGTGGACGGGCGGAGCGACTCTCCAGGTGGCGAGCACGCGTAGCTCGTACGCCAAGTTCCCGTTGGTGAAGGACTCGAGGCTCATGACCTGATCTCCTTGCGAGGAGCGCTGCGCGGGCGGAACACCACGCCGCGGCGCTTGAGGATGTGGTACATCGCCTGGCGGCTCACGCCGTGAGACTTGGCTACCTGCTCAATGCTGTAGCCCCTGCGGTACTGAGTGACCGCTGACTTGTAGTCTCGTTTGAGAGCCATGGCCTGGATGTTGGTTGGCGGGGTGCCAACTATAGGCCGAATCGGGTGTTCAGTGTAGCGTTTACACGCCCTCAACGTACTCGAACCCGTCAGCGTTGGGGCGCCCGCCGACGGAGATGCCCGGCGGCCGGTGCGTGAGGTGCCAGCCCTTGCAGTGCTTGCACTTGTAGGTGTAGAGCTGGACCTCGGCATGCGCGCAGCGCTTCTCGATCGAGCGCTTGGCCTGGCGCTCGCTCTCGTGTCGCATCTTCCCGATGCAGCCCTTCATCTCGCTGTACGACGCCAGCGTGCCGTTGCCGACGCGCTGCTTGGAGGTGACGCGGCTGCTCATCGCGTCGACGGATCTTGCGCAAGCCCGCGCCACGGGAGGCGCATGCCGCTTACGTCGCTACGGCGCGCAGCACGCTTCGGTGTGACATCAGCGAACAGCCAGTTGTACCCGGTCCACTCGGAAAACATCACCGTCCCACCCCAATATCGGCGCTCGTACACACCAGGCCGAAGCGGTTTGGTCGTCCGGTTGAACCACGTGGTGCGCTTCAGTTTCGCGAGTTCAGATTGCTTCATGACATGATCTCCGAGTCGTTCTTGCCGCGCGTCTTGATCTGCGCGACACCGTTGGTAGGCACGTCCGCCGGCCGCCAGATGTGGCCGCAGTGGTGGCACAGGTGCGAGCGGTGGGGTGGGTTGGTCCAACTCGCTTCGTAGTCGGCCAACGCGTCGATGAACGGTTGGGCCTCCTCGTGCGACATGCCTTCTGTCGGGTGTGGTGGAGCGTCAGCGTCCCCCGCAAGCCGAGGCGCGTCGATGTGCTGCTGACCGCAGGCCGGGCAGTGCAGCACCATGTCGATCGGCTTCGCCACCTGCTGGACGGCCCACTCGGCCACGCCCTGCATGTAGGGGAAGTTCTGCGCCATGTCATCGGGTGTGGCGATGGGCCAGCACACCAACCAGTTGTTGAGTTCCTCCACTGCGCCCAGCAGCGTTTCGGGATGGTTATCGCTCATGGGTGTCCTTAGATGGGGATGTAGATGTCGTTCTGCTTGCAGTCGTTGCAACCGATGGTGATGTGACCTGGCGAATAGCCGGTTTCACCTCCGTAGTCGACACCTTCCTCTACGTCTACTACGACGTTCTCGCTTCCGCACTTCTTGCAGACGAGTTTGAATGCCGCTTGGATTTCTTCGGCCTTGTTCATGGATACCACCTGTAGATCATGTCGTTGCCGATGAGCTCATCCTCGGGCTCGATCTCGAGGCGGCCGGAACTCACGCCGCGCACGAACAGGATGCCCTCGGCCGGGATGCCGGCCTCGCGCAGCTGCTCCAGCGTGTGGATGCCCAGCAGCACGTCGTTCTCGTTGAACCGCGTCCGGTAGAGGTCGCGGTCGATGCGCACTTCGATCATGCGGCACCGCCTTTCTGGAAGAGCAGCGCGTCGAAGCGCTTCTTCCACTGATCGATCTCGTCGGACATCGACTTCATCACGCCGGCGTTGCCTTCGAGCTGCAGCTTGAGGTCGGCGACCTCCTGCGGGTCAGCCTTCACATCCGGCAGCTTGACCAGGATCGAGTAGCCGAAGTCCGCGAGATTGTCCGCGGCCTGGAGCACGACCAGTGCGTGTCGTGAACCGTCGGCGGCCTCACCTGTGACTTCAATCTTGCTTGCGAAGCTCGTGAGTTTCATTGCGTGATTCCTTTCAGTTTGGTGGTGCCAGAAGTCAACACAGGTTGACCCAATACGCCGCGCTCATACCGACCACACCGCGCAGCGGTTGCTCTCGTTCTCGGCGTACCACGGATGCGCCCGCGCGAGACGGTACGCGCCATGCCGATCTGGCATCGCATTGAGCCGCTCGACGAGCCGCTGGCATTCTTCGATCGGCTGGCGAGGCACTAGGTTCTCGCGAGTCCGCGCACTGCGCTGGCCGGCGAACACGTAGCGGTCTTGCCACGCCTCGTACACGAACCGCGGCGGCCATTCAGCGGAGGTGTCCTGCGCATCGTCGCGGCCGTCGTCACTCAGGGCGCCCATGCGGGGTCTCCTCGAAGTACTTCAGCTCGTCGTCGAGCACCTCGCACCAGACGATGCCCGGCGCATCGACTTTCTCGAACTGGTGCCAGAAGCCGTTGCCGCTCCAGTTCTTGCCGAGGTACACCAACCGCTCGGGCTGGTTCTTCCAGTTGTAGCGACCGCCCTTCATCAGCTTCGGTGTGTTCACGGCTTCTCCTTGGTCATGGCTGCGTCGATGGCGTCATCGAGCGAGACACCGGTCATCGAATTTGTGAACGTGCTGTCGCCGGAGAAAATCTTTCCGCTTCCCGGCGGACCGAACTCGACGATGCGAGTTCCGATCACTTGCCACTGATGGTCCGGCTGCTTGCTGCGCAGCCACCGATACCGCCCCGCATCCTTCCTCGCCTCCTCCAGCTCAGCAGTGAGGCGGGCGATTTCGGCGTCTTTGGCCCTCAGTGCCTGCAAGCCAGCTTCGATAGAAATGCTGATGTCTCGTGCGAGATCAGACATGCTTGAGACTCTCGGATCAGTGCTCATGATCGTCCTTCGAGTTGAGAATCAACCGAGCCCGCACCAGCGTGTACAGGGCGTAGGGCCACGTGAGGCCGAAGAGGATGGCTGCGGCAACCCCAAACAGAAAAGCACAGCCTGTGAGGGCGCCTTGACGCCACAGGAACGCCGCATACAAGATCGTCGGGATCAGGTACAGCACGAGGGCGATTGCGAGGTAGTTCATGAGCGGGGCTCCTGTCCGTCATCGAAGATGTCGTCGAGCATCGAATCGCATGCTTGCGAGATTGGCGGCCGGTTTTCAGGATCTACGCAGATCAGCAGCAGCTCGTCGTCGTTGAACTTCGCAAGCTCATCCTCGACGGCCTTGACGGCTGCTGACCCATGCTTCGCGACCATCGCCGCGACGGCATGGCTGCCCGCTGCTTGATCGTCGCCGGGCGACATGCGCGGGAACATGCCGTTGTCGAAGAAGATCTCGATTGCGCAGTGCTTGAGCTTCGGGTACGGGTAGGCGATTGGTGCGCTCATTGGGGCCCCTGCTTGGTGGTGGCGATGGCTGCGCGGGCTGCCGCTTCTGTCTTGAAGCGGCTCGGCCGAGACGAAACGCCGTCTCGCGCTGTGAGGTACTCGCGCCATCCGGTGTTCCAGTGTGAAAGCCGGTAGACGATGAACCGCTCACCGGTCGCTTCTACCTTCCACGGCCCCGGCGTGTGCTGCGCGCTCACGATGCACCGCCCTTCGCGATCGGCGCGCTGTCGATCAGTCGAGCCATCCACGATGCGTACTCGACATCTGCCTCAGATGGCTCAAGAGCTTTGACCAGCCATGCTCTGGCGCGCGGTGCAAACTCCGCCCAATCTCCTCGGGCATGCTCATTCTTGTTTCGCATCGGCCCCAGCTTTGTACAGCACATGCCATAAGTGCAGCCGTCGGAAAACTCCTGCCGAAGTCGCATCATTGCACCATCGACATGGTCGGGCAGACCGACAAACGAGTGGTCGTCTCGCATGTAGTAGAGGCTCACGATGCTTTCTCCTTCGACTTCGCGAGGATGGCGCGGGCGAAAGCATTCATGTCCGCACTGAACAGCGCTAGTGCCCCACCAAGCGGCCCCCCGGCGATACGCTTTCCGTTGAATGCAGCAGCAACGCCAGCAATCTCGGCGTCGCTCAGCTCCCGGCGCTCTTCCACTTCAGCGGGAGGGGTGGCGATGCCGTGCGTGAAAGTCTTGTCCGTGAACTCGGGACGCGAAATGTGCCCGACGAGGCTGACTCTCGGCTCGGCAGGCGCCTCGGGCTGCGCAGCGACCAGCCGTTTGAACTCGGCTAGCGGCAGCGTCACCTCGCCTTGTGCTTCCTTCATCTCGCGCGGACGCCAGTCGTGATCCTGACGGACCTCGGCGCCGTAGGGCAGCTTGTGCGCAGCGATGGCATCATCCCATCCGCGCCGGTACTCGTCGGGCGCCACGGCAGGCGCTGGCTGGGGCCTTTCGATGGCGGACAGCACCCGTTCCAGCGCAAGCGACGCGCCGAGGCAATCTTTGTCCTTCAGGGCTTGGTACACCGGGTCGAACAGCGCGCCCCACGCCGCCACTGGCACGGCAGGCGCTGGCTGGGGTGCGGCGGCCCCACACCATTCGCACTGGCGCTCGCCGCGCATCCCATGTGGTCCAAACCTGTGGCCGTTCATGTTCGCCGCGCACTCGTCCTCGAACTCGGCCGGCTCGCTGGGCGCACTGGTGGCGAGGCGCGTAGCTCGCTGAACGCGCTCGACGAAGTCGAATAGGCACGAAAGCCGATCGACCTTCACGCCGCATTCCTTGGCGACCGCGGTCACCCAAGTTTGCGACAGGTAGTCGAACATCGGCTCGGCCGGCGCACTGGTGGCAGCAAGAGCTGCGTCGACGATGTCCTCGAGATAGCAGACGCACACAGACGGCAGGATCTCCAGCACGTTCTTGTAGATCCGGTTCCTCAATTCGTTGCTCATCACTTCATCCCCTTGCGGCACAGCCGCGCGAACTCGCACCGAGAGCATGCCGAGGCGTGCAACTCGCGCGGGAGGTTGAGGCCGATGCGCGCGGCTGCGCGCTCGACCGAGCTGGCCATGTCGGCCGACATCTGACGACGACCGGAGGCCACTTGGCGCAGCGCGCCGTAGGTGGTCTTGGCCAGCGGCGCAAGCTTCTTCAGCTCGGCCGGCGTCAGGGCGCTGATGTGTTGCGGTTTGGGTTCCATGCCGACCAATGTAGCAGGTGCTGCACTTCACTGCAAGTTGTGGTAGGCTGGCGCCCCGTCGTGAAAAATAGTTTGTCGAACTGCTTGCACAAGTCTGTATCACGTGCTACAGTTTTCTCCACGCAAACACAGATGGAGTGCGGCATGTGGCGCTGGCTGAAGAAGAGGCGGCTGAAAGCCAAGATTCAGAAGCTGCAGCGCCAAGTGCTCGACGAAGACGAGGAGCAGGACAACCTCATCGTCAGCCGGTATGTTGCGCTGCAGGCAGCGGACGCTCACGCGTATGGCACCTTCAGCGACCTGCTGGTGCACTCCCTCTCGAAGAGGCGCGATCTTCTCACCCGCCACAAGGATCTCGTGGCACAACTTGAAAGGCTCTGAGCACTATGTCTCTGAAACTCAACGCGACGTTCATCGTTGCTGGCATCACGGTCTACGCCGAGTCCGACTCGGTCGCCGGCTTGGTCGAATCGATCAAAGGCACGATCGAGGGCCTCGAACCCAAGACCGGCACCGCAGCCAGCACGCCGGCCCCTGCTCCGACGGAGACGAAGCAGGCAAAAAAGTCTGCTTCGACGGAGAAGCCTGCAGCTTCTTCGCCGCCTGCGGATTCCACGAAGGCGGACTCGGCTGCGTCCGCTCCCACCCCCGCATCTCCTTCCCCGGCACCCGCCGCGGCTGAAGTCACCTACGAGAAGTCGGGCCTGGGCGAGAAGATCGCCGCGTACCTGGGCAAGCAGGACAGCGCCGGCTACGCCGACCGCCGCGCCAAGCTGGTCGAGCTGCTGAAGAAGTACGAAGTCACCACCGGCAAGAACCTGAAGCCGGCCCAGTTCGAGGGCTTCGCCGTCGACCTGGCAGCGCTGGCCGAGCCGGCCGACGACCTGGGCTGATCGCCCGGTCGATGCGAGTCAGAGCCCCACGAGGGGCTCTTTGGTGACTTGCTGGCAGGCGCAAAGCAAGCGTGCGATGCGCCGTTCAGTTCCAGCTGAGCAAGTCGGGTCTGGAAGCCCGAGGATTCCGGCGGGTCACCAAAGAGGACGACATGAACGAAGAAATCAAAAACGGCGTCACGGGCCTCGGCGTGATGGCCATCGTGTTCATCACCGCCAAGCTCATCGGCCTGCTCGACTGGTCGTGGTGGGCGGTGCTGATCCCCGTCTACATCGTGCCACTGGCAGTCGCTGCGATCGTCACCGCGATGTTCGTGATCTTCGTTGCCCATCTCGTGTGCATCGCGTGGAACGAAGTCTTCAACGCAATCAAGGAGCTGAGCGAATGAAGTTCGACGAAGCAGACAAGACGCCCTGGTTCCCGGGGACCGTGGCGCCGGCGCGCGATGGCGTGTACGAGCGTCGGTACTACGGCGACGACAACGAAATCGATGCGTCTCGTTTCGCTGACGGACTTTGGTATTGCGGTTGTCGGTCGGCCGACAGCGCGTCGCGCGAGCACCTCGTCAGTGGGTACCAGACGAACGATGATGCTGACTGCTTCGAGTGGCGTGGCCTCGCCAGCGATCCGAACGCCGTGACGATCACGCCCGAAATGCACGTCGTCGCGCACAACGCCCCCGGCCTCGCGCTCGACAGCGGCGAGTTCATCCCGGCGGCCGACCTGAACATCGACGAGGAGGATCTGTTTTGAGCAAGATCAACATCAACGAGCCGGGATGGCCCGTCCAGTACACGATGACCTTCGCGGTCGTCATCAGCATCGGCGACAACACTAAGCAGCACGAGCTCCTCGTGCGCGACGCGGTGCGCCGGGCGCTGATCGAAGCGCTGCCGCCGGGCACCGGCGTCGGTGAGGTCTGCTCGACGATCGGGTTCACCGACGCGTACAAGAAGGCGGACGCCAAGTGAAGCAGACCATCCTCGCCACGTCACTGGCTCAGGCGTTCCACGAGGAGGCGCACGCCAGGCTGTCACCGAGCGGCAGCAAGAAGTGGTTCGCGTGCCCCGGCAGCCTCACCCTCGAGGAGCCGATCCCGAACACGCCGACGACCTACTCCGACGACGGCACCGCGATGCACGACGTGGCCGCGCAGTGTCTGATCCATGGCCACGACGCGGACCCGATCATCGGCGACTACATCGTGGTGTCGCTGCCGCAGGAGAAGGAAGTGCGCAAGGTGCGCTTCACCGCGGACATGGCCGAGCTGGTGCAGGGCTACGTCGACTCGTGCCGGTTCATGGGCCGCGGCAAGCGCATGTGGGTCGAGCAGCGCGTGAACTTCAGCGAGTTCTGCGGCGTTGACGACCAGTTCGGCACGGCCGACCTGATCGTGCTGGACGATCTCGGCAACGCGACGTACGAGCTGATCGTCGACGACCTGAAGACCGGGTACACGCCGGTCGACGTGAAGAAGAACTCGCAACTGATGTGCTACGCCCTCGGCGCGCTGGCCAAGTTGCGTGATGAAGACGGCCAACAGGAAGAGGAGCTGTTCTGATGCGCCCCGTCGTTCAATCCAAGCAGGACGCGTTCGAGTGGGCGCGCGAGAAGGGCATCAAGACGATCCGCTTGGTCGTGTACCAGCCGCGCGTCGACGGCCAGACCGAGTATGTGATGCCGCTCGAGGAACTCGAAGCGTTCGCCACCGAGCTGCGGTCGCGGGCCTGCAGCGTCGAGAACGCGCGCCGTGACTACGGCGTGGTGCCGATCGAGCAGTGGAACAAGGTGTACCTGAACCAGGCGCCGAACGACGTCGAGTGTGCGTTCTGCCGCGCCAAGCCCACGTGCCCGTCCGCGAATCGCGTGCTCGAGAACTTCATGATGGAAGGCTTCGACGAGATCATCAGCGGCGAGGCCGTGCCGCCGGCCGACCAGCTGCACGAGACCCTCGACCTGATCGACAACCACAACGGCCGCGAGGAGCGCCTGGAGCAGCTCAACAAGCTGATGAAGCTCGCGCCGTTCGTCGACGACATGATCACCGCGGTGCGCGCCGAGGTCGAGCGTGTGCTGCTCGCCGGCGAGGACATGCCGGACTTCGGCCTGGACACCGGGCGCAAAGGTGTGCGCAAGTTCAAGGACGAAGAGGAGGTCGAAACGCTGCTCAACAAGCAGATGCGCATCTCGCGCGACCACATCTACAACTACTCGCTGAAGTCGCCGACGCAGCTCGAGAAGCTGACCGAGCCCGGCAAGGACGGCGCGCCGCCGATCCTGGGCGAGACGCGCTGGAAGCGCATCGCCGCGCACGTGACGCAGAACGACCCGAAGCCCACCGTACGGCTGAAGTCGCAGATCAAGAAACCCTACGTCGTGGAGAAGCCGTCGAACGACGGGTTCGACGCGATCCCCACCGAAGACGAAGAACTTTTTTGAGAGGCACCATGAGCACCAATGACACCCCCGGTTTCGAGAACACCGTCACGCCCGAGGAGGCCGAGGAGTTCGATCGCATGGCCGCCGAACGGATCGCGAAGTGCAAGCAAATGCGGCTGACGCGTGAACAACTTCTGCAACGCGCCCGCGATCTCATCGCTGCGGTGGATGCGTTCAGTTTCGATGTGCACGCGGCGTATGGATTTCCCACACAGTACTCGAGTGCACACCAAAAACTGGTGCCGTTTCGCTCCAGCTTGGAGGTCGTCCGCACCGCTATCACCAGTGCCGCCGGTAAGCTGGCGATGCTGCCCGAACCCAACGAATTCTGATTCCCAACCCCGCAACTGAAAGGAAAGAGAGAAATGGCATTGCAACCCAACCAACTGGTGCTCAAGGACGTGCGCAGCGCGTTTCTGGTGCTGGAAGATCCCGAGGACTACCAGGGCAACAAGCGCTTCCGCTGGTCGGCGACCGCGCTGATCCCCTACAACGCGCCGGTGCTGAAGGAGATCGAAGCGAAGATGCGCGCCGTGGCCGAGGCCAAGTGGGGCAAGAAGGGCGCCGCGGTCTACGAGGCGGTGATCTCCGACAAGCAGACCACGTGCATCATCGACGGCAAGAAGAAGCCCGACTACGACGGCTATGCCGGTCACTTCGCGCTGACCGCGCACCGGCCGCAGAAGCAAGGCCGCCCGCTGGTGCTCGACACCGACCTGTCGCCGATCATCTTCACCGAGTCGCAACTCACCGAGTACCAGAAGCAGCGCAAGGAAGACCCCGAGCTGCCCGAGGTGGCGCTGAACCAGATGCGCCCCGGCAAGGCCGGCCGCATCTACGCGGGCTGCCACGTCAACATGAAGATCGGCTTCTGGTGCCAGGACAACGACAACGGCAAGGCCATCCGTGCCGAGCTGCTGACGGTCCAGACGCTGAATCGCGGCGACGCGTTCGGCGGCGGTGCCAAGCCGACGGCTGACGACTTCGAGGCCGTCTCCGAAGGCGCGGATGACGACGACCTGGGCTGATCAGTCCGAGCCCCGCGAGGGGCTCTTTGGTGGGCAGCGGTCACGTGGATTGCTGTAGTCCTGAAGCGTGAGACCTTGCGTCGTTACCGCTGCCCACCAAAGAGAAGGAGATCCCAATGAACAAGTTGGTGCAAGGCCTCATCGCGGTGCTCGCGATCATCCTCAACCTGGGCATGGTCGGAGGGCTTCTGTACAGGAGCTGGTATGAGCCGGACGTCTCCGCGTGGATGTCCACGGTGCTGCTGGTCTGGCTCATGTCGAACGTCGCGTTGGCATGGGTCGCGTTCGGACCCGAAGCCAAGGACTGATGTGCGCGACACCTTCCACGACCTCGAGACGTTCAGCCGCGTCAACCTGAAGACCGAGGGCTCGCACAAGTACGCGCGTGCCTGCGAGGTAATGATCTGGGCGTTTGCCGATGGCGACGGCACCATCTACGTGTGGGATCGGGTCCACGACGAGCTGTGGTGGGAAGACGAGCTCAGCGGCGTATGGGAGATGCGACCTATCCACTGGGGTGGCGATGTTCCCGGCGAGCTGATGGACTTGCTCCAGGACCAGGAGACGCTCATCTGGTTTCACAACGGCGGCCAGTTCGACTTCCCTGTCATCGACAACCAGATGCCGTACATGACGGATCTGATCCCGCCACGCCGCCGTCGCGACACGATGGTGCTGGCGTTCGCGCACGCGCTGCCCGGCGCGCTCGAGAAGCTCGGCGACATCCTCGGGATGGCCGAGGACAAGAAGAAGATGAAGGACGGCAAGGCGCTGGTGCGCTTGTTCTGCATCCCGCAGAACGAAGCCTTCGTCGCGAAGTTCGGCACCGACCGCGCGACGCGCGACACGCACCCCGCGGAGTGGATGCGTTTCATCCAGTACGCCGGCGGCGACATCACGACGATGCGCGAGGCCCGTCGCAAGCTACCGCAGTGGAACTACCACACCCCCAAGCAGGTCGAGCGCGTCCTGATCGACTGGCGCATCAACGCGCGCGGCTTCCAGGTGGACACCGAGCTGGCGCAGGCCGCGGTGACGGGGTCGGAGAAGGCGAAGGCCGTGATGGCCAAGCGCACGAAGGAGATCACCAACGACGAGGTGGCGTCGACGACGCAGCGCGACGTGCTGCTCGCCTACATCCTGGCGGCGCACGGCGTGGAGCTGCCGGACATGCGCGCCGACACGCTGGAGCGCCGCGTCGACGACCCCGACCTGCCGGACGCGGTGCGCGAGCTGCTGAAGATCCGGCTGCAGGCGTCGATGAACTCGGTGTCGAAGTTCAAGACGTTGCTGCGCATGGTGTGCGACGACGGTCGCATGCGCGGCTGCATGCAGATCTACGGCGCCGGCCGCACCGGTCGGTGGGCGCACCGCGGCTTCCAACCGGGGAACCTGCCCAGACCTGCGTTCCCTCACAAACTGATCGAGTTCGCGATCGACGCACTGAAGCTGGACGATGTCGAGGTCATCGACCTGGTGCTCGGCAACATCATGGCCGCGATCAGCAGCTCGATCCGCGGCGCGATCGTCGCGCCACCAGGCAAGAAGCTGGTCATTGCCGACTTGGCCAACATCGAAGGGCGCGTCGCCGCGTGGCTGGCCGGCGAGAACTGGAAGATCCAGGCGTTCCGCGACTACGACACCATCATCGGCGAAGACGAGAAGGGCAAGCCGATCCGCAAGGGCCACGACCTCTACATCCTGTCGTACGCCAACTCGTTCAACGTGCTGCCAGAGAGCGTGCCACCGAAAGGCGACGAACGCCAGATCGGCAAGGTCGAGGAACTCATGTTCCAGTACGGTGGTGGCGTCGGCGCCTGGCTGACTGGGGCGGCCACCTACGGTATCAAGCTGGACGAGATGACCGAGCAGGTCTACGAGACCATTCCACGCTGGGCGCTGGACGAAGCCGAGAATTTCTGGGTGTGGACTCGCGACAAGGTCGAGGAGAAGTTCAAGAAGCGGCTCGAAAAGCTGGCTCTGCGGCGCGAGCAAGGACCAGACGCTCCTGACTTCGTACCGATGCCAACGTTGGAACAGCACCTTGCTGACTGCGACGCCGAACTCGTGACCCTCAACGAACAGATCGAGACCGAGAAAAATAAAGCGACGTTCAATCTCACGAAGAAGGTCTTCACCACGTGCGATGCGATCAAGCGGCTGTGGCGCAAGGCACATCCAGAGATCAGCTCGTACTGGGACGAGATCGAATACGCTGTGCGCTTTGCGATCACCAACCCAGGCGTGACGGTGAAGTGCCGCAAGCTGAAGGTGCGACGCAAAGGCGGCTGGCTGCGCGTTGGTCTGCCGTCGGGGCGTTGCTTGTGCTACCCCGAGCCGCGTATCGAACCCGCGAAGATCCCGTCGGAGCGCGACCCGTCGAAAATGGTCGCCAATCCGCACGCGGGCAAGATTTCGTTTGTCGGTCCGAACGTATACACCCGGCAGTGGGGTCGCGTGTACACGCACGGCTCGAAGGTTTTCGAGAACGTGGTGCAGGCCGTCGCCTGCGACCAGCTTGCCGAGTGCTTCCCGATGATCGAGGACTTCGGCTACGAGATCGTGCTGCACGTGCACGACGAGGACGTGACCGAGTGCGCCAACGATCCGAAGTTCAACGCCGAGCACCTGGGCCAACTCATGTGCAGCAGTTTGGGTTGGAATGAAGGTTTGCCACTCGCGGCCGCTGGCTTCGAGGACATCCGATATCGCAAGGAGTAAACGATGAATGCTTTTCTCTGGGCCGCGGCAATTCTCTGCACGTTGTCCGTGCTTGGTGAATTCGTGAAAGCGTGGAACGGCAGTGGTGCATCGTGGATTGAGACCGCGAACGCCAGCGTCAACGCGGGCATGGCCGTTTGGGCCTTGTGCCTGCTGTTCAAGTGAGGCCACCATGCCCACACCCATCTGCAAGATCGCACAGGTGACGGGTGAAGTTCCGCTCGAATGCCTGTTCGCGTGCCACAACAACTGCGTCGAGGAGCACAAGATGCAACACCCCGAAGATCACGAACCCAGCGACCGCATCACGTGCCGTCGCTGCGGTGAGACCGGCTTGCACTGGCAGTCGATCATCCGCTCGGACGGCGTGCCCAGCCACGCGCTGTTCAACGAGCGCAACCGCAAGCACGTCTGCGACGAGAACGGCCCGGACGCCGACGGCTTCGAGGTTGAGGGGTAGCCACCCTGTGCATCACGTGCTACATTTCCTTCCCCGCAACAACTGACGAGGCACGAAATGGAATCATCGCGCAAGTACCCGCGTAGCCTGGAGCAGGCATTCGGCCCGTACACAGCACGCCGCATCGATGTCGAACCGCCGCGCTCGTCGCTGCGTGCGTGGGCTGTGTACCTGGCGATTTTCGCGCTGGCCATCGCCGGTGCGATGCTGGCGGGGTGTGGAGTTCGCGAGGACGTACTCTCACCGGCGCCTCCGATGAAAGGCGTTCGTTCGTTCGGACCGGATGAACACGGCGTTGTCTGCTACCAACCGTTCTACAACGGTGCTTCAATCAGCTGCGTCAAGGTGAAGTAGGTGAAGTGCACCAAGTGCGGCGGCCCGACCCTGGTCACCCAGGTGCGCGCCGACAGTGGCCGCCGGCGGCGCGACTGCCGCTGGTGTCGCCACGTCTTCCACACCCAGGAGGTCGAGGTCGAAGCCTTCGAGCATGGCGGCGCGCGCCGTGGTGATTCGTACCGCAAGCAGGCCGCCGGCCTCGGTCCCAACGGCCCGTCGATCATCGACGACGCGAAGTCCACGATGGCCGAGAACTTCCTGCAGTCGAAGCCATGAAGTACGACAGCCTCTTCACGCGCCTGATCGCGAACACCGCCGAGCCCGAGAACGACCAGGCATGCTGGCTGTGGACGGGTAAGACCGATCGCAAGGGCTACGGCTTCATCACGAAGCGCGTGCCGGGCAAGCGGTCGCCGGCGAACCGGCGCGCACACCGCGAGATGGAAGAGCTGATGCGCGGGCAGTACAACGAGTTCGATCTGGACGACGATCCGCTCGGTCCGATCATGCTGGTCGAGCGGCCGGCGTTGGACCCTGACGACGAGACCATCGACCACCTGTGCTACACGCCCGGCTGCATCCACCCCGACCATCATAGGCCGCTTACCCGGGTCGAGAACACGAACGAGCGCAACGAGAGATACCGTGCCTGAACGCGACATCCGAGCCGAGCTCAAGCGTCGCGTCGAGGCGCTTGGCGGCGAGCAGCGCGCCGTCGCCTACCTGGGCCGCTCGCACTGCCCCGACGTGCTGGTGCTGGCGCCGCTGGGCTCGCTGCTCGCGGCGTACCTGATCGGCGACCACAACGGCGCGCACGTGCTGATCGAGACGAAAGCGCCGGGTGGTGTGCCCAACGACGGTCAGCTGCGCGAGCACGTGCGCCTGCGCGCCGCCGGTTTCGTGGTGCTGGTCATCAGCACCTGGTCCCAACTTGATGCATGGATTCCTGAATGACACCTGAACAACTGGAGACCGAGGCCGAGCTGCTGTACCTCGAGCAACGCCCAAGCAGGGATCCGTCACTGTGTTGGTGCTGTGGGCAGTCGACGCTGAACGCCACCCGGATCGACCTCGTGCGCTGCATGGAAGGCGCGCAACGGACCGCGCACAAGCAGTGCGCGGTCAAGTATGGCCAGAACCAGCGCATGCCGATGGGTCCGCGGTGGGCTGAGGTCAGCCACATCGGGAAGGCGATGTGGCGCGCTCGCGTCGCGGGCGGTGAACTTGCGAAGCTGTTCTGATGAAACGCGCTCGCATGCAGCTTCGGGCCTGGCGCCCATACTGGCGTCACATGTTTAGCCGGTTCAAACTCCGCGGTCGTTGGGTGACGTGGTGTTTCGCTGGTCGATGGGGTTGGTTCCGAGTCGGTGGGCTCATCGTGCGGTGGGAGCGTTTGCGGTGAGGGACTTCGAGCCCCGACCGCACCAGTGGATCATGATCCGGTTCATGCTCCACGTCGCGCGTTGCGCCGTCTGGTGCTTCATGGGCGGCGGCAAGACATCGGCCGTGTTGTTCATCTTCGACGCGTTCCTGCTGGCCGGCCTGATGAAGAAGGCACTGGTGCTGGCGCCGCTGCGTGTCGCCCGCGACACCTGGCCGAACGAGGCGAAGAAGTGGCGGCAGTTCGCCGGCATGCGCATCGCATTCCTGGAGTGGACGCCCGCCGAGCGCGAGTTCCTGCGTGCGCGCGGCAACTATCTGAAATTGCTCAAGCGTGACGAGAAGTGCAAGGAGGACGCGACGAAGGCGGCCAAGGCGCTCGCACTCACGTTGCGGCCGGCGGCGGTTGCTGCACGGCTGAAGGTGCTCGAGACGGTTGACATCCAGTGCGTGAACTACGACTTGGTGCAGCAGCTCACCGCGATCTTCAGCGACGAGTGGCCGTGGGATATGGTCGTGGCCGACGAGTCGACGCGGCTCAAGGGCCTGCGCATCAAGCAAGGCGCCAAACGCGCGAACAAGCTGTCGAAGATCGCGTTCAGCCACGTCGGCCGCTGGATCAATCTCACCGGCACGCCGTCGCCCAACGGGCTCGTCGATCTGTGGGGGCAGACATGGTTCCTCGACGCCGGGCATCGCTTGGGCAAGTCCTTCGACGCGTTCCAGAATCGGTGGTTCGGCTACAAGCGCGTGAAAGACGCAGTGAGTCCAGGGAAGGTGTACGTGGAGCGCATCGTGTTCCCGCACTCGCAAACCGAGATCGAGGGCCTGCTGAAGGATGTCTGCCTGAGTCTGAACCCGAAGGACTGGTTCGACTTGAAGGAGCCGATCGTGCGCACCATCGAGGTCGAGTTGCCGGAGAAGGCCCGCAAGCACTACCGCGAGATGGAGAAGAAGATGTACACCGAGATCCAGAATCTCGGCGTCGAAGCGTTCGGTGCCGCGGCCAAGACGATGAAGTGCTTGCAACTCGCGAACGGCTTCATCTACACCAACAACGAAGAGACGAAGTGGGTCGAGGTGCACGACGAGAAGCTTGACGCGCTGGAGTCGATCGTCGAGGAAGCGAGCGGCATGCCGGTGCTGGTGGCGTATCAGTTCAAGCCGGATCTCGTGAGGCTGAAGAAGCGGTTCCCTGACGGCCTGGACCTGTCGACGAAAGAAGGCATGCGTCGAGCGATGGCCGGTGAGGGACGCCTGTGGTTCGGCCACGCAGCAAGCATGGGACATGGCGTCGACGGGCTGCAGTACCACAGCAACATCATGGTGTACTTCGCCCACTGGTGGGACTTCGAGCAGCGGCTGCAGATCGTCGAACGCATCGGCCCGATGCGCCAACTGCAGGCCGGGTTCGACCGCCCTTTCTTCGTCTACAACATCGTCGCGCGCCGCACCGTCGACGAGACTGTTCTCAAGCGCATCGACACGAAGCGGTCGGTGCAGGATCTTTTGTTGGAAGCCATGAAAGGAACTGAACATGCCGACCTTGTATGAGAACTTGATCTTGTTCATGATC